GACTTATGAATAACAACCATCATTGGTAGCTGATCATAAGACTGCAAGCACGCAGTGGAAATGGTTTCTCTGTGAGATTTAATCGCAGACCTAATTACTCCCAAAGGATTACGAACATCAAAAATGTCAATGACATTTAAATCCGTAGTACCGTCAGAAGGCAATTGATCATTAAAGTAGTTACACACGTCATCCCACTTATTTACAATGAGATAATATGCGTAATTCCTATCTTCTATATTGCTAACCACAGTAGACTCTAATTGCTTAGAAGTCTTAAGGTTAACAACACTGAAATTATTCTTTACTTTGCTCATCTGCGACTTCTACTTGTGGCTCTTCGGTTACAGCTTCGGGTGATCCCTCTGCCTTAGATTGCTGGTGTTGCTCCACGAGAGTCCTAATCTGCTCTGTCATTGTATTACACCCGGCAAAGAAAACCTGCTTATAAAAATCCTCATCACCTAACTCTGGTGGCTTGAGCTTGCAGAAGTTCTTAAAGCCTTCCGCTTCTTCCTTACTTAACTTAATCTGAATCTTCATACGACCTCTACTCCTTTCGGTTAATTTAACTTTAGCATCCTTCAACTTAAACGATACTTTATCCATGAGCCTATTATAGTCATGGAACTAAAATATGAAAGATGATTTTGACATTAGTCCTTTAACAAGGAAGAAGAAACTTAACTCTAGAGCGAAAGGAAATAGATTCGAGAATAAAATAGCCAAGATGCTTAATGAAAGATTTGAAACTAATGAATTCTGTAGAAGCCCTGGTTCTGGAGCATTCGCTACTACTCATAACTTACCTTCATATTTAAAAATATATGGAGACCTTATAACTCCCGAGAAGTTTAAATACGTCATTGAAATAAAGAAAGGATACAATGACGAAAGAGTAAGTGATCTACTTAATCCTAAATCTCAAATATTTAATATGATAGGACAAGCTCACAGAGATTCTAAAAAATCTTCTAGAAAGTTTATTTTAATTATTGGTCAGGATCGTAGAGATCCAATGGCTATTACTAATGAATTAAACCTTCCAGTAAGGGGATCTAAGGTTTCTGGGGTATTTAATGACGTTCAAGTAGAGATGTTTAAGTTAGCAGATCTACTAAGCATCGCTAATAGCTACTTTCTTTTTTAAAGATACTAAAATACTTTCTATTAAACTTAAGGCTTTAATAACCGTAGACTCTTCCTTAGGGCTTTTAGAATTGTTAGAGTACTTGTTGTAGTTACTTATTGTTTTCTTTCCGTAGTGTACTGAGTAGCTATTTGAATACGTTCCGTTAGACTTTCTAGATACTACTGCTTCCAGGGAGATTGTGTTACCGTTATCGTCCTCTAAAGTTATGGTAGTTGAACCCGGTTTACCTTCGTTTATCTTCCACTTAGACCCAGGTTTCCCTAGATTCGCAAACGCATCTTCTAACGGTTGATTATGCTTAAATCCAAATATTTCATTGTTCTTAATATCTCTAATTTCTAATCCTAAATCCCTGGTGCTATCCCCACCTACTCTCATCATTTTTAATTTAAGAGCATTAACTGCATTTTGATCTCCACTATTTATTTTAGACATTAACGATTGCTTTTCAACGTATAGTGCAACCTTTCTCTTTATCTTGTCTGGAGGGTCGCCTTTATACTCTTCAATAATCTGCCTTAAATTGTTTGCTTCTGGTGACTCAGGGAGATACCCTACCGCATCAATTAGAGAATCTACTACAATATTACCGGCGGTATCAAATACGTTAGAAGTGACTTGTTCTCCGTTTACTTGAACGCTAACTTTTTCATTATTAATTAAGAATCCATTTAAATCAGATCCCTCTTTTAATATTTTTGCTGCTTCTCGGTAAGATTTTTTATCTAAACCTATGAAGTCTTTGTATGCTTCTTCAGAGTTTACAATGTCATTCTCCGCGTCAGTTAATTTTTCTCCCCTAAGTATCTTATCTACAATTTCAACAGTCCTAGCTTGAGATCCTCCTGTTTGTGACCCGGCAGTAATCCCTTTAGAAAGTCCAATATAATTTTTAAGACTTGTGTTAATAATGCACACTGTTTTTTCTTCTTCGGGAGAATCCTCGGACAAGCCTTTCAACTTGTCAGATCCTTTTAAGCACTTTAAAGATTCTTGGTGATCATCCGATAGATCTGAAATTGGGGTTAGTACGGGATCAACACCAAGCTTACTGGCTGCATCTTTTGCGTCATCACAGTTGTCGAATACCTCTATAACATCTTGTCTCTTTCCCCCTCCCGTGTCTGTACCGGCTGGTAAAGCCATGACTGACCCTCTCTTGGCTATTTCTTTTCCATAAGGAATCATTGATTTAACTAATTTAGTTGTAAAGCTTCCTTCTTTAGACCCTACTTGTGTAACTAATTCTTGAGCCATAGCAACGGTAGCAGCGTCTTCAAGGTCTAAGCCAGTTTGCTTCTCACTTTCAGTCCATGTTTCAGTTTGTTCGGTCAGCTTATCAACTTTTCTTTTTATGTCAGTGACCAGTTTTGTTAATTGATTACCTAAACAATCGACCATTGCTTCGTCTTCATTAGCTTTTGCTTCTTGAATGAGATTAAAAAGATTTAAAACTTGAGGCAATTCTTCAAAGGTAAATCCTCGGTTTGCGTTCGCTCCTCCCGCCTTGTCCGTGTATAAATCAACTTCATCAGGAGAAACTCTTTTATTACATTGAGTAAACGCTTTTTTAAGAACCCCTTCATATAATCCCGTTTGATCCGACACTACAATAGAGTCATTATCTAAAACATTATTATCTGCTGCTACAATTAAAGATCTATTGCCCTCTGAACCCGTCATTGCAAATTCATTTCTAAGTTTTTTACAATAACCTTCGTTGGTGGTTTTTTTATTTCCGTTAGCCAACTCTGTTAAATTGGCTAACTTATCTGCAATCTTAGATCTTAATTCTGCGTCGGGCTTAGAGTCTACTTTTATAAGTTTTCCATCTTTATATATGAGTTTAAAAGATAGGTTAGTTAATCGAGATTCTAAAGATTGCTGTCCTCCACCTGTAAACCAGCTAAGAGCACCTTGAGGTGTCATTCCGACAGACTTAGCTAACTTCACAAACCATGTCCTGTTCACACAATTGTCTGACACTGTTTTAAAAGATTTAAGTATTGAGTTTGCAATTTCTTTCGTAAGACCACTCAATGTCTGAGTCATTCTTTCGATGGCCCATTCCCCAGGACTCTTTGATCTTTTAGTTTCAAATTTGGTTACACCTTCTTCCTCACCTACAATAGCTGTTAATAATGCTTTAAATTTTTGGTTGTTTCCTTTAGAAGGAGCAAGAATACTATTTTTTGGATCGTATACTCCAGTTCCATTAGAAATTATTAATGATTTTGATTGAGTGCCTGCATACCATCGAGCTTGCTTGCCATTAACTGTAGCTACTTGTCCCTTAGGACCTTCAGGATTCCATTGAGAATTCTTTAAAATATCTAAAGCTTTAGGTACTCTAGGGTCTTCTTCTTGCTCCAGTAAACTAAGCCTTCGACCTGTAATTCGACTGAAACTCTCCAGTAATTCTTTATAGAAATCCATACTTTATTATAGACAAATAGCCTTCCCTCTTATTTAGAGGAGAAGGCTACCGTAGTAAGAGTATTAGACCGTTAGTTAAGTCGGTCGTAGTCAATGAAGTCGTATCGGAAACTTACTTCAATCGTTGAGAAATCGTTTGTAGCGTAGTTCTTTTCCGAGAAGGTAACCCCTGTAGGATAAACACCGTAAACTTCTACATAAGAGTGAGGTTCGTTAGTGTTGTCCAACTCTAGGATAGTCATCTTAGCAGCCTTGAAAGACTTGTTGCCAGGACCACCAGGAGCAGCCAGTTGAGTTAGGTCCCCTGTCATAGGATCGTAGATAGACTTAAACCAGTTCCAAAGTGCAGGAGTATTACGAGACAACAATTGGTTATCAAAAGTTATCGTAAGAGGCTGTGGAGTAAACTTGCCAGGGTAGTAAACTTTATCATTTAAACGATCTACTACAATATCTTCTACAGCACCTCCAATAGGACTAACTCTCTTAGCAGCAGAAGTTAATTCTTGTTGCTGCAATCTAAACTCTGCCGGTAATCCGAAAAACTTAACTTCAAACTGGTAGGCTCTAATAGCATCCAACTTGGTGGAAACCTTAGGAAGAGTCTTCCCAGGCTCAAAGTTTGCTCTGAAATCATTCTTTAAAAAACTATCTACCATAATTATTATCCATTAATTGTTGCTGATTGACTCGTAAGGTTAACTTCGAATACAATTGTTTCAGCAGCCTTAGTAGGCTTAATTGTTACCGAACACCAAAGTTCATTTCTGTCAACTCTTGCAGGAGTGTTAATAGTTGAGTCACACTTTACAGCACCTTCAAGGATTGCTCTTCTAGCTAGAAGATCATCAAGGAAAGGGTTAATCGCATCTTCAATTAACTCCCAAGTGAGTTGATCATTAGGCTCAAACTGGAATGGCTTGCCAAGCTCAAGTAATACCTTTCGGATGTAGATCATTAGTCTACGAACATTAACTCTATCAAGTGCCGTTGGTGCTCTCTGAGTAGTTCTTTGACCAAAGATCGTAATGCCTGTAGTAGGATCATTCGAAATAGGGTTTACTGAGTTTGAGTATAGAGCATCCCTGTCGCCTTGATTAACGACGATCTCTGTGGCAGTAGGCTTGGATAGGCGACCTCTTCTAAAGCCAGCAGGAGCGAACCACGGCTCTGACACAGCATCTGTGAAGACACACTGTCTAGCAGCAAAGATTGCAGGATCATACCATTGTTCTGCTGAAGCAAAAGGATTAAACACTTGAACCCAAGGCCAGTAAACCGCAGCATACGAAGAGTTTAAAGCAGCCGTTCTAGTAGTTGGATCTTGACCGTTAATCCATTTTACCGCATCTTGAACTTCATTCAATGCGTATGGAGGGGATACAATTGCCATGAAGTTCTTAGAAGTTTCAGCCAAAGATACAAAAGCATTCTGAACGGAATCATCCGTGATGCCAGGGATCAGCCCGATAGAGATATTTAAACCATCATCGTCTAAAGCATAAATACCCGTCTTAGTAGTCTTTGATCCAATTAGATTAGTAGCAGCCGAAGCTCCACTTTCTCCATTAGCAAGATTGTAGGTTCCTTGAATAGGCTTTACAAATCTTGGAGTTCCAACAGGAGAATTCTCGGTAGCGTTTGCAAACCCAGCCGCTGTTGCAGTCACTCCGAACTGATCAGGAGTAACGTAAGCGTCAGCACCGCTCAAAAGTTCTGCAAACACATACTCGGATTGATTATTTAATAGTTCTGAATTTAATATAAACTCAACAGATTCAATCCCAGAAGGAGATAACTCAATTGGAGAGAAGGACTCAGCTTGAGCACCATCACTGTTTACAATAATTCTATCTTTAGTGGATAGGTTGGCTACCTCAACTGACACACCTTGGGTACTACCATCTCTAAGGGCTGTTACATTGTAAGCAGTTCCTGGATAAATTGAGTTTACAACCAAGTCTACGCTAGAAGAAGTGTATCCGTTACGAGTAATGTTATTAGCTTCACCCGTGGCACTGACAGCACCTAAGATATTAACAGGTCTAAAGCCCATACCAGCAGCGGCAGACAGTTGTAGAGTTGCACCCGATCCGGCAAACTTAGAAGCTAAGAAAACATTGTCACCTTCAACATAAGCAAACACGTTTTGATCCGATGTAATAGAAGGGTTAAAAGCGTTTTGAATTATAGCAGAGGAGGTTGTGAAGTCTGTAGAGCTTGCAATTTCAACCGTAGCCGTTACAGCAGTGTTGGTAGCATTATCAGTAATTGAATAGTATATTGAAGACGCATGAGTAGGATTGTATCCGCTGACTACGAGAGCAGGAGAAGCTCCCACAGCTACATTAGCAGAAGCGTATGCTAGCACCTTATTAGGATCAATACCTCTTACAAAGTAAAGTTGGTTGGTAGCTTCTAGAATCTCTAAAGCACCCTCAAGACCCTGGCCTTCGAGAGCGGTGTCTGGCTTTCCAAAAAGTCTTAAAAGGTTTTCTTGGCTTGTAATAAGCGTAGGCTCATTAACAGGACCCTTATTAGCGAACCCTACTAAACCTACAACACTTGAATTGATATTCGGAGTGTATATTGAAATATCGTTTTCAATAACTACAACGGATGGACTGGTTGGTATTGCCATGATTAATTACTCTTAAATTTTGTGAGAGGTTTCTTGCTCGGTAATGGAAGAGCAGGAACAACAGTAGGAACAGGAGTCACGTCAGGAGAATAAACCATTCTTACCATCCTTCTACGTACTAAATTTTTAACAATTTTACTATCCCAATTATCAGGAACTTGGACGTTCTGATTAGGGGCTAGAAACAAGTATTTAACTCCTTGAGGAGTTTTAAAAGGTATACTAATACCTTGCATACTTGTGTTGGTTATGGTGTTCATATTGTTTCTCCTACTGTATTTACTAATAGATATTTATAAAAATGGTTAATTTGCTTGCAAAGATAAATTAGTAATTGTTAATGTGTTACCTGCGGTTATATTTGTTTCCTCAGGTCCAATATCCCACCAAGCATATATCTCTGCTCCAGATGCGTCGAATGTTCCAGCAGGAGTATTTGCAAACTCTGTCAACAGAACATATTTAGCACCCGTGATAGTTCCCGAGTATTGATACACATCCCCCGCAGTTTGTAGGACTGCTCTAGCCGCACTTGCAGCAGGCGTTATTTGCAGCCAACTAGAAACATCAAATCCTGAAGAGTCATTAGTTGATCTAGGAACAAGTAAACCTGAGGTTCCAACTTCCAATGCGGATACTAAAACTACTTGAGAAGTGCTACTGACGTTTGCACCCCACTGAGAATTGCCATCTGGAACAGTGGCTGAGGCTAGTTGCAGCCTAAAATCAGTAGCCACGCTACTAGCTTCGAAAAACTCTTCGAACATTCTTTGCTTACCTCTATTAGTCCACATAATATATAACTCCTACTTTATTTAGCTATTAAGGTTAATTAAAACGCTCTTAAATTATTACCTAAGGATCGATATCTGGAGGAGTCACCATGTCATCAGGAAGCGAGAATATAAGGTCGGTGTTCAAGGATAGGACATTAGCCTCAAGATCAGTTTCAACCGTTGCAAGATTTCCAATATCAGTGGCGAGTGATAGACCACTAGCTTCAAGGTTTGTCTCAACAAGACCTAAAGCTTTCCTTTGATTATCTGTTGCCAAGAAGTCTGCGGTAACAGTGAGGGTACTTGAAACATTTCCAAGAACTATTCGGTCGGCCAAGGAGATACTGCTAGCTGTTAAGACGGTGAACACATTTCCTAGGTTAACGTCAGCCCTGACAGACATTGAGCTTGCTTCAAGAGAAACATCTACGCTACCTAAATCCTTCCTTTGATTCTCCACACCCTCGAACTCTGCATCAACTGTGAGAGTACTTGAAACAGTCCCAAGGTTTAACTGTTCAGCCAAGGAGATACTACTTGCCGACAACGTAGTGAATACATTTCCGAGGTTAGTATCGATTCCAACAGACATTGAGCTTGCTTCAAGAGAAACATCTACGCTACCTAAATCCTTTCTAACATTTGCTATAGCTAAGAAACTACCATCGACCGTTAGAGTGCTGGATAGGTTTCCAAGATCTTTTCGTAGATTACTTGTAGACAGGAAATTAGAATCAACAGTAAGGGTAGTAGACACATTCCCAAGATCTTTTCTAACAGCATTATTGCTAGTAGTAAACTCTGCGCTAGCGGACAAAGTAGACGATACAGAACCTAGATTCAGAGGAGTGTTTAAACCTCTTAAGCCTAGGTTTAAAATGCTAAGAGTTAGTAACGCCGGATCAAGAGATAGTGTTACAGGCTTTTGTACAGGATCAGAAGGCGATGGTTCTACAATTTCATCTACACCTCTGGTAAGGTTTCTAAATACGTCTGGTCTCCCACGCTCTTCTATTTCAGCTATGAAGGTAAGAGTCCCTCGATTGGAAGTGGGCCTTGCTGGTCTAGCATTGGGACGAGCACGAGGATCGTCAATGTTAATATTAATCGACATCGATCTTATTAAACACCAAACTCTTTAATCTCCCCAGTATTGGTAAAGAAGAATTTAGGACTAGGTATGTACGTTTCTAGCGTCACACTAATAGCTTTTTGAAGTACTCTATCACTGGTATCTGCGGCAGTTACTGTTCCTACTTCCCTCTCACTATTGATGAAAGCTTTGTTATGAACTGAGAATTGAGTTTCTACATTTAGATCAGGACTAAACATAGAGAATATGCTGGATCTGAGCATGTCCATATCAGCCTTGTATTTGGCCCATACGTTGATCTCATAAGTAATATTAATAGGTCTAGGAGGTAGGCTTAGGACTCTGGTAGCCCTCCTTTTATCAGCGTCCCATTCAGTTTCACTGACAATACTTTGATACCGCATTCTCTCAGGATCGCTTACTGTCTGTGTTTCAACAATAGTAAGCATAGGAAGAACTAGAGTATTGTCTGACTTGATACGGCCTGCTATTCTTTCTGGATTTCCATGAGAACAATTAACCTTAATACGATTACTGTTGCCATCAAGGTAGTACATGTTACCGAAAGTATGTAACATACTCCTCAGGCTTTCTTTATAGACGTTATCAATTACTGGTAAAATCTTAGTGGTCGTGAGATCGACAATCTGATTCCTAATGTATAAGCTGTCTTTATCTCTCATTAGTATCTCCCTCCAATCTGGTCGGGACGATCAAAGGAGTCTTGATTATGTATATCCTCAGTATCTCTAAGAAGTTTAGCATGAACCATTAAATGGTAAACACCATATGCTTCAAAACTATCTTCTTGAACTTCGTATACTTCAAATTTCATTTCTTGAAAATCAGGACGTATGATATCTCCAATGGAAATAGCCCTTCCCAAGGTATTCTCAATGTATGACTTGTTAAATATAAAGACTTGATCTATCTGCATCTCTACGCCAAACTGAGATAGGTTCTCTTCCACAGGTCGAGGGTCATAGTGTGCCCACAAAGTGACAGGCTCCGAAGCTATTGTCTTTTGACGAGACTCTTGATAGACATCATCAATATCGTTAGAAGGAATATACTCAAACACCTGAACTCTAGATCCTGATAATTTTATATTTTCAGAATCTATTAAATTAAATAGATTCTTATCGTTCTTCTTATTGAATAAAGATAAACGAGTATCCCTGTCTTTAGGGAAGTTGGTAGGAGGAGTGTTAACCTTGAATCTAGTCATTAGAATATATCAAACAAAGGAGGAGCTTCAATGGAAGATAATAACTCTTCTATTAACATCTCTTTCTCATCTTTAGCTTGGTAGGCTAATTCATTTCCATTTAATCTCGTACCTCCTCCTGGCCCAGGTAGAGTCTGATACTTACCTCTGATCCCTGCTAATATCTCTTTGGACAATGCTAGGGTATATCTCTGCAACCAACTTTTATAAGCGTGATGTAGAGTGGTCGGATCAAAAGCTCTAAACTCTAACAGAACCTCCTCTCCGTTTGATTCTGGCTTAGGCCAAAGGTGCAGATATTTATTGTTAACCAACTGCCACGTAGCCATCTGACCTAATACATTTTTTACCTGCTTAAGGTATTGTTGCATTAGAAGATACTGACTAACATTATAGTTATTAAATAAACCAGTATTCGTAAAGAACATGATAGAAAAATCATATTCCAATGATCCTGGTGAAGCTCCGAATTTAAAAAAGTCTCTCTTATACCAAACATCATTTAAATTGTCCGCTACTTCTTGAGGAAGCTCGTATACGTTTACACCAGCAGATGCAGAGAAAGTTGCATATTGAGTCATCCAATCAGGGGCATGATACTCTAATTTAGACTTAGCTTCGTCTAAACAAATTTGTATTTGAAAGTCATCTAGTTCAACGTCAATTACGGGATGACCTAACTTAGCCAATACGTAATCTCTAATAGTGCTGTTGAAGTCGTTAAACTCATTTACACCCTTAGCATCTTTATTGTTAAGACTAGTGTCCTTAGGGCTTTTATAATCTTTTAATCTACTTCCACCGTAAGTTCCGTAAGATGATCCGTAAGATGTAACAATCGGTATTCCTATTTTATCACCCATATCAAATATATTTACCCATGGAATAGAAAAAGGGTTCAGATATAATCTGAACCCTTTTCAATTTTAACCTCTAAAGTTTAATTACTTTCTAGAGTACTGACCGTTATCAAACGAATTACCATGGAACGCGGTGTTTCTCATGATCTCCGGCGTGAGGTAATCAACACCCGTACCAATCAATCGAATCACACGGTAGAATCTTGAAGCAGGCATAACTGCTGCCTTACCGTAACGAGTCAGGATACCCTTTCTCGGTTGGAAGGTCTCAGGATCCGTAACCGTATCCAATGGCATCATAGGAACGTAAGGGCAGTAGAAGAAGCCTGCATCCATTGCGTTCGAACCCTTGTAACCGACGATGATCTCATCTTCAGGGAACATAGGATCGACAACCAGATCGTACTTACCAGCAAACTTACCAACGTATTGGATTTGGTTGCCAGTCATGTTAGTAGGACCATCCTTCTCAGGAAGACCACCTTCAAGCTTCGCAGCTGACTCAAGCATCGATGCGATGACAGGAGACGTGATAAGGACATTACCCGGACCACGCAGGGTCGTACGGTAGATATCCGTGCTAGCAAAGTTAATCAGTGCCAGGACATTCGAGTAAATGTGACCCAGAGTTTGCGGAGCAAAATTCGAGGTACCTTGCTCACCCGTGAATCTCTTAAGATCCATCACGTAGATGTTCGAGTAACGGTTATGAATACCGTTAACCGCATCAGCACCTGTCAAGGACTCTTCAAGCTTCATATCGGCACTAAAGTCATACTCGTAAGAACCAGCCACAAAAGTTCCACCGTTTAAAGCTTCGTCAGGATTAGTAGCCGTTACATCGCCGCCTAAGCCAGTGAATGAATCTGCTCCACCTTGGTAAAGACTTTCGATTCTCCAACCCTCACCAGATCCAATAGCACCAGGGCCGTAAGCGATCATTCGAATGTCTTCAATGAGTTCACGGTCGATTTCAAGGTTCATTTCCTTTGACAAGAGGTCAGTTAATTCTGATTCCATGTCAAGGTTGTGATATGCCTTAAGGTCTTGAGCAGCCTCAAGAGTCCAAAGTGCTCTCATCTTACGCTCACGAGCTTGAACGGTTTGCTTCTGGATGTGAAGGTTAACTTCAGGAATGCCAGTAGTAGCTAATCGCTCGCCTGCGGAAACAGAGTAACCAAGGATCGACTTCTCGTTAGGATAAGAAGCAAGCTTGCCACCCATGGTGCCCGAAGGATGCCCTGCACCAGCAGTCGGACCATCAAATAAACCAAGAACATTGGAGGTATCAAACCCGTCTTTTGCACCAGCGTAAGTTAACGCACTCGTTCCGTCAATAGGGTCGAAAGCAACCGGAGGGTAACCAGCAACGCCACTCTGGGATCCAATCTTCTCTGCAACTAGGTTGCGAGGAGTGATTCGGAACTTGGAGTACATTGTTTGACCCACATTCGCGTGAGCACGCGAGTTACCCATGTAGAAGATTTGCGAAACCGGGCCGTCCATGGTCTGGGTGGCACCAATCTTATTGAAAACCAACTCAGGGTACATACGACGAATCATCGGGAATGCGAACTTTTGGAAAGTTCCAATCTTACCCGTAGTCGTGCCACCAACGCCGATAACTTCCTCATTAAGGTTGTTAGTTTGGAAAGCCTTAGCTTGGTTTTCCATCAATCTAGCGGTTTGATATGCGATGTGATCATCTCCGATCCCTTCAAGGAGTGGTTCCCAACGCTTCAGTAATTGATCTCTGTCTATTGCAGTCATAATACTTGTTTCCTCAATTATTACTTATTATTGAGCTTGTCTAACACGCCTTGATTTATCCATTCGTTACCGGGGACAGCGTGGTTTTCATTTAACTTTTCACTAGCTTCCTTCACTTTGAAGTTATCTTCACTAATGACGAGTGCCTTACCAGAGAGGTTTCTCTCTGCGCTATCAGATTCCTTAAGGCTTTCGACCTGAGTCTTAACCTCTTGTAAAGTTTCTTCTAGCTTTTGATTCTTATCTTGGGCAACCTTGCTACTACGCTTCAAGCTGACGTTCTCCTTTAGGAGCTTGTTGACTTGACGTAGGAGGGCCTCGTTCTTCTCTTCCTGTTGCTCACCTAGAGTTGCAAGGGCTTGCATACCATTCATTTCATCATTCGTGGTATTCTCTAATGCAAACATGGATCGAACGGTTTCAAACATTTGAGCATTACGGAACGTCTCGTTCTGTAATTCAAGCTCCTTAAGTGCTTGCTCCTTTAACTTATCAATGTTACCACGAATGAATGATTGTACTTTCGTGGTTAGATCCTCAGTTCTTTCTTGAACTTTCTCATTAATAGTTACAGCAACTAATGTAGCTATCTTCTCAAGGGTAGCTTCATCGAGATCTTCGGGAAGATACTCGGCAACGGAATCTAAAACTTCTTTACTCTGTGACATGTTTAACCTCTATATAGCTATTTAGTTGTTTGTAACTAATTTACTGCTAATTATTTTCAGACGGTGGCTTTCCTTTCTTTTTACCTAACTCATCAGTTTCGGGAGACTCAGAGATTATAGTCCTTAAGTTCGCCATGAAGGAAGTTACCAATAAAGTCAGTAAGGCGGAAGCCACTGAAATTTGTGATTCAGGAATAGCACCGCAGGCCAAGGCGGTAACAAAACCACCCACCAGGATACAGAGGTAGAGTGGCCCCACCACTGCAATGTGGGATTGGGCCTTGCTCCTAGCCGATTGTTGTAGCTTTAACTTAGAAATCTCTAACTTTGCAATCTGTTTTTGATGCTCTACGGTTGCGTTATATTTAGCACGCTCATTTTTAGCTTCTTCTCGTTTCATATCTATTTCTGACTTTGTATCACGAATGATAACCGTAGGAGAACCTTCAGATTCGTTAGACTTTTTTACTGCCATAAGTTATTTTCCTCTATCTTGTAACATTTGAATTAGGTCTTTTAGGTTGCATAGTAACGGGACCATTCTTGGGACCTCGAATCTGTCCTGTTTTCTTATCTATTCGCGCCTTAGCTAACTCCGTTTCCGCCGTAGTCTTGTCCGGTGTTTGTTTCTTTTTAGGATATAAAGGTGTATTAATTATGTCCTCTCCTGACATGCCGTCATAGTTTGTTCTTGCCTCTTCAAACTTATGTTTAATCTTGCTGATAACTCTCTCATTGAATGACATAGAAGAATCCTCTCTTGGTAAGGGTTTGGCATTAGGTAAGGGTTTGGGTTTGGCATTAGCAGCATTAAGTCTAGCTTTTTCTTCCCTCTTCTTCTTAGCAGCCACAAGTCTAGCGTTTTCTCTGTCCTGTCTTGCCTCTCCGGTTAAATCATACCCCTCTCTGGTCTTCTTCTTACCTTTCTTACCTTTCAGCTTACCCACGAGAATGTCAGCAAATGTAGTCTTATCATCGCGGTTCAGATCAGGGAACTCACTCTTCTCACCCACCGAACCTTCACCTTCCGAACCTTCATCTGTATCTGAATCGCCTCTCATCATTTTAAAATCCTTCTTATTGATCTTTTTATTTCCATCCTTGTCAAGCTCCTTCTGGTTGCCCTTAAGGGCTTCGTTAATCTTGCTTTCAAGCATCGTGAGAAGAACTCTATCCTTCTTATGCTTTGAAACAATCCTTTGAGCACGCTCACTGTTCTCTCTCATGGATTCACATAGCCCAGGAAAAGCTCCTTTAGTCGAAGGATCAGATACAAGGTCAAACGTCACAAGCTTAAAGTCTTCGTTAACAATCTTACCTTCAGAGCCTTCCGATACACTGCCTAAACCTCTGCTTGAGATACCGATCTTAACACCGTCATTAATAAGAGCTTCGACAATCTTACCGTTAGGAGTGGATAGGATTTCACACTCACCCATAACATCCCCATTCTTCTCTACCCATAACTTGGTGATTAAGTGAGAAGCTTGAGACAAGTGAATAGCATCATTAGCAGGGTGGTCAAGAGCACCTACGAGAGAGCGATCTCCGATCTTTTCTTGAATAGTCTTTACTTGGTTTTCAAGAACCTTTCTAGGGTATACTCTGCCGTTGTTATTTTGTTCATCGCACTTTTGGAACTTGCCAAGCAACTTAAGCTTGGTAATTCCATTCTTACTTTCATTAATAACTTTGACCTTATCTAAGACGCTGTACTCTACTAATAACATTATGATTCCTATTTCTGGTCCCGAGACCAATACTTATTGCTTTTGAATTTATCAGTATTTTGTTTGCCGTGACGCAATAAAGTTCTCACAGCATACTTCTTGACATCAGAAAACTTAGATGGTATTGTTCCAGAAGAGAATCCCTTTGCGACTCTGCCTCCAACCTCCTGCTCATCATCGCTTCCCCATTTTCTTTTAGTAATTACGTAAAGTCTATCTGAGTTTTTAGTGGAAAACATTTGACCAACATAACCGTTGCGTAAAGCATCAGTAATTGAGTCGTATACTTTCACACGAGACTTAGAGGATTTAGAGTGTGATTTCTTACCAGACCCCAATCCTTTAGCCCTTCCTTCGGCAGAACCTTCGCCACTCTCGGCTTTAGCCTCTTTAATTAAGTTAACGAGATCCATACTTTTTCTTCTTTTTCTTTTTAGGAGAAGTTAGACTAGGAGGATAAGAATCGTCTCTTCTCTTCATTCCCATACTAGTTTCCTGAGCGGCACCAAGGCAACCAGCGGAAGTTAATTCTTGCATAACTTCTCTAGCTTCTCCTAGCAAGCTCTTAAGCCTACCCACAAGTGAACCCAGCTTCTCTTTTAAAACTTTAGCTTCATCAATAGATTCAGCTTTCGGAGTTTCTAAAGTTTTAGGGGCAGAAGATTCATTCATCTTTCCTGCAAACCCAAGAATAGTATCAATATATGAGTCGGGAACAACAACAGCTTTTAGACCATCATCTACAAGTTCCGACTTAGGAGAAGCAACTTCCGTAACCGGAGGTTGCGACATGATATTTTCTGAAATAGCTAATAGGCTTTTGGTATCCATAATAAATTACGATTACTTCTTAGGCTTTTTTTCCTCTTCTTCGTCATCGTCTAATTCTTCATCATAGTCCTCGTCATCACAGCTACTCTTTTCGCTAAGGTCTTCTCCGACTTCAGCACTAGACTCGTTAATAGCTTCTAGGATCTTGTCAACACAAGCGGACCAAGACTCGTCAGAAATAGCCTCATCAAGTGAAGATTCACATAAAGGGCATACATGCTCGGAAATCGTTTCTTCAATTTCCACAACTTCCGAAGACTCCTCAAGAGTCGTTGACTCGGCTAACTTGTTGGCCGAAAGAATATTTGCGACGTAATCGTCGTCTACAGTTAGATATTTCATAATAAAGCTCCGTTAAATATATGTATTGTTTCCACGTAAATATGCGTAATAAAATTAACGATCCACTGACCTTAAGTCTTTTCTATTAGAACTGTTAACTATAGTCTTTGAATCGCTAGGTAATAGAGATACAGGGTTATTCGATGACCTTTGAGCATTTTTAACATGTATCCCGTGCCTATACCCGTTTGCTATTAGGTCCATAAACCCCTCTGGCATGTCATACATTAGCTCACCAACCTTAGATAAGGGCATCCTGCTAAACACATCAAACCATACTATAGAGGATGGATTATGCTCGTCTTTTATAAAATCCAATACGTCCTTCACCAGATATGAGGAGCCATAAGAAGATACAGGGGAAGAACTGGTTGATACCGATCCATCAGAATAAAATGAATTATAATAGTTGCTAGGGACATATCGATACCCAAAGTTATGGAAATCCTCTTCTTCATTGAAGCCTATTCTTTTAGACCCGTCATCATTATAAAGATTATAGAATTCAAAGTTGTTGCTTTTTTCCTTAGAAATTGAGGTATTGATGGGGGGTCTAAGAGTAATCTCCCTAGTTACAGTATCCGACATCTCAGTCACTGTGGACCTACCATTGAAAGGATTGAAGTTAGAACCCCTACTAGGAATAATTATAAAAGCAAATGGAATATTCTTTACGAAGTTATCTTCCCCTAAAACAACAGGGTTAGACTCAAATCCTTTATTACTTAAATCTTTAGACTCCATGTCAAAAGAAGAAGCATCTAGAATGTATCTGTATAGAGGGTCTCTGTAATCCAAGTACACCTCAGGAATGCTAAGAGCGTTGTTATTTATATGCTGCTGAATACTAGACGGTTCCGTAATTCTAGAATAGGTGGAGGAATAAGACTCTACTGTTCCGTTGTTAAACGAAAAGCTAGAGACAGAAGCTAAATTTGCTCCAAAGTACAAAGGCTCCAAAACACTTGTTCCTGTGTCGCCGCTAACAAATTCATTCTTACTAACTAAAGACTTTGCTTTTATCGTGTATTCAAAGCTAGAATCAACAACCTCTAGTAGGGCCGATCTCACTGAAGCAGGAGCGTAGTAAGATGTTTTAGAAGAGTTTGAGGTAGCTACCGGGATTTGATTATCATCAAGAACTCTTGACGCAAAATAGTAACCGCCCCCGTCTCCTATGTTTAGTAATTCTGGAGACCCAACGCTAGGAGGAGTTGAAGCACTTTTACTAGCCAAGAAGTTTATGGGTATCCCCTCGTTTGGAACAGACAAGTCAACCTTGGAACCATCTTCTTTTGTTATACCCAGAGAAACATTCAAATCTTCGTTTAAAAATCTAAACCTTCCCATTTCAATTAACTTTTGTCCTTGCCTAGGAGTGTTTGATAAGTTGAATTCTGAATCTTTTAAATACAGTAGAGAGAATAATTCATTAGAACTCTTACTCTCAGACTTAGCAAAGCTAACAAATTTATTAGACTTCTGTAGCTGGTAACTTCTTAGGTAATATTCAGGATTAAACTCATTCAGAGTTCCTGTTACAATATGTTTTCTAACAACCTCTAAGAAAGAAGATAGTCCAATAACTTTACCCGTTATGTCTCTAAGATTATTGAAAGCTTCTACTAGGTTAGAGTTTAAGCTAAATATTAATTTTTCATCAGTTAGATTTTGAATAGCGGTCTCTTCCCACTCTCTATTAATAGTGCTTTGATAACGAAGTAAGCTATTAACTTCCTTAGCCACAGACTGCCTAAACACATTTCTATAAGAGTTATTGACTGAGCTTTCTATTTCAGTGGTAACAGCTACCTTGAAGAAATTTTTCTGAGGATCATAAAGAGAAGGAGTATAAACATTACTATACAAGTTTGCTTGGAACCTGGGAAGTAGAGATTTGTCAACACTTATTTCGTTTCCATTGCTAGTGTTTTGATTTTGTTGATTAATCTCTATCTCGGATAAAGTTTGTCTAACATAATTCTGAGGAGGCTCAGAACCTCCTCCTCCACCGCCGCCGCCTCCTAAGGGTCCACAAGTTACAGAAAATACCGATTGAGGAGGCACACAAGACTGAGCACACTGCTGTTGAGTTTTAAGACCTCCAAGGACAATGACATATCCTTCGTTACCTTGCATCCCTGACGCAATAACTCCTGGGCCTAGGCCAGGAAACTCTTCGACGCAATTACGAAGAATTGACCTTACCCTTTGTTGACTTAACGGTCTCTCTAAATCTTCTGGACAAATGAATCTAATCTCTTGGCATCGATACATTTTCGCAGGACCTCCTGTTGACGGACCCGTTGGACCTGTTGTGGTTGGACCTGCGGGACCTCCTGTTGACGGACCCGTTGGACCTGTTGTGGTTGGACCTGCGGGACCTCCTGTTGACGGACCCGTTGGACCTGTTGTGGTTGGACCTCCTGTTGACGGTCCTCCAGGTCCTGGGAACTGAGGGTTTGGAGTGGTTGGACCTCCAGTTCCTGGGCCGGGAGGATCTCCGTTGGGAATAAAAACAGGGAATGCAGGCTTAGGTTCTGAAGGCACCAGAATGACTGGGCTAGATCCCGGCTGAGAAGGCCCTACAGGGTTTTGAAAGCCGGGAAGGATTGCCGTTCGACATCCATTATATATTAAATAATTAAATCCCGTCACTTAATCCTGCTTAGAAATTAATGTAAGAGTTTCCGTTTCTGATACTTAAAGTAGAAACTTCTTCGGATGGCCCCATTCCTCTTGCGTACATGCTATTAGACAATGCTATAACTTCCCAAGTAACCGATGGGTATAGAATAGGAGTTATGGCGTTGTACTTTTCAATGTCGCTAGTGTCGATATTAGACTGTTTAAACATCCCCTCATAGTCTGCTGTCTGGTTACTTATTACATCATCCTGAAGTACAGAAAGATAATAGTCGTAAGAATCGTCTAGGTTATTGAGAGACGAATCAAAAGAAGGAAGCATAAACCCGCTATACTGCCTAGCAGAATCTCTGCTCTTCCAGGGCTTGCCTGCGTCTGTGGGGTCATACTCGTCACCGTTATATAACCTAGAAAACAGCCCATCATTAGGCCAAGCAACATTTATTATAAAATACTTAGGATGCTTTACAACCCATATTCCTGCTGGTTGTTGATGAGTTTGATTCTCACCCATTCTTGATCCTAAATCTGTTAGAGGTACACAGTTTAAAAAGTTAACATTAACATGGTAGTTAGATGCAGGATTAGCAGGCATATTAATTCTTTTTGAAACAAAGAATACTTCATTATGTTTGAATCTTGAATTAAGGTCTTGACCACCGCCCCTATGATTATGGTATCTAAACGCTTTACCCCATCCCATGTTACCTAGATTACCGTTAAAATTAGGATTAGACGAGAAACCATTCTTCTTCGTACCATTCCAGGGAGGCATCTGTTCAGCGATTGGGTTCCCGTGGCGTACAAATGTAGTATCTCCTACATTAATAAAGTCCGTAGCTGCTTCCGATCCAAAAGTTCCCTGGTTGTCTAAATACCACCTTGCATGATCCCACATGGCCCTGTCTTCTACTGAGTTAGGATAATATCCGAACTCTTCTATGACACTAGTTTTCATTTCTTCAAGAGTAGCGTTTTGCCGTGCTCTTTGACGCATTAAAGCCCCCTCAGGACCATAATCAAACCCGCCAGTAATTACTCCCGCAGCTATGATACCTGTTTCAATATCTGGGTCAGGATCACCACCAGGAGGAGTGTTATTATTTACAACCTCTCTCCTTAAATCATTATAAATTTCTGATTTAGCCATCTCCAAATGAGCTTCCGTCACGACAGGGTTAGCTATAGAAATTTGAGGAGTTGCCGCTGCAAGTCCTGCTCTTTCGTTATATGCAAGCTCTGTTGTTCTAAAGAAGGGTCTAATGTCTAGAACATGGTCTTTGGTAATAAATTCATTTGACACAAGCTCACTACCCTTTTCAACTAAAATATAAGCTACGGGCAGGATAGTTTGTCCTATCAAAGCATAAGAATCTGTTTCTAAATTTTCAGAAAGAACAGGAGCTAGGTTAAGTAAGTCATCAGGGGAGGGGAATGAACCTCTGATAACTCCCATGGCAGAAGTTGTAAATCCTATGTGATCTCCAGTTTGATCACCAGGGTTAGCCAGCATTAAAGGCATACCGTCTAAACTAGTTAAATCAACTGTGTCTTCGGTACCCAGATTGTTAATTGAAGTTTTCTTAGATACTCCTAGGCCAGCACCTTTAAGAACTCCCAGAACCGGCGTGGTCTTAGGAGGCTCTACATTTCCAAGAGAGTCGAACTTTGCGATGGTAGTATCCACTTCATCGACAGCTTTTGAATATATAAATACTAAATCAATTCTTACATTAGAATCTACATTAGTTTTATCTCCTGCCTCATTAGTGTAAAAGAAGTCATCACCAACAAACGGAGGAATCTCTATTTGAAGCTCATCAGGAACATCTACAACAGAAGTTCTAATAGCTCCTCTCCATCTCTTTATAAACTCAGACTCAGTTCTACCTTGTTGCCCTCCAAAACGAGGGGTAGTAGGAGCATATAAATTCTTAACAAGAGTTAGATTTCTAGTTAAATCCTCCGTCATACTCTTTATTAACGCTCCAATGACGTTAGGGTATAAAGGCTTATCATCCCTTGCTAAATTGCCCCCGTAATCTAAATTATTGGTTACGTTAAGTAGATTAGGAGTTGTGAGGCTTTCTCCATCCTCAGTGTCAATAGGCCATACAAAAGATCTTTCAAAAAGACCATTCATATTTAAAGCAATACCTTCTCTTCCTCTGGTAAACTCGTTTAGTATTCCTGATACATAGGAACCTCTATTGGTCTCAGTTTGCCAAGTGTTAGATTCTCCACTTACAGCATTACCTAACCCGAACACTTGATCGACAACTTGCAAGGGTGTTAAGGAGTAAGCGTTATTTATACGAGAAGTGTAACGTCCAGGCTTTACCCTTACTACCCTGTCATTACCTACAACGTAAGGTTTAAGTTCGCTAAATCCACTTCTATCAATCTCAGCGGTTTCTTCAGTCTTGTTAACTTCATCTAGAAGACCATCTACCTGATCCTTTAAAAAATTGTTACTCTCTTCTAATTGCTTAATTGGAATGTTGTCAACTTCAAAGTAATAGGGATCGTTAGCCTTAAAGTATCTAACAGGGTTGATAAAAGTGTAATTAGTGTCGTAGTATTTAGTAGCCATTAGTCATCCTTCTTAAGATCGAAGTTATTAACTGATAATAGTCCTTGTCCGTATTGTGAAACAGTATCAGAGTCGCCTCCAAATCCCTTAGTAGGGTAGAAGATATTAACACGCTTTCCTATTAAGGATTTGTCAACTGAATTATGTTTCGCGTTTGCAAATGCGTTAGCCCCAGAATCATCTACGATTACCAAGGTTGTATCTGGATTTGATACCATTTCAGAAGGATAGTAAAATCCAGAAGCCACCCAAGTATTAGTTTCAACACCATTGACAAGTTTCTTTCTAAGTAGAGAGGTGTAGTTTGCGCTAGCTCCGTAGAAAGGGTTATCAGTGGCTGATACAGCACCGGAAAAACTATAGCCTTGTGAGAATACCTGAGGAATAACTCCTGACAAAGATCCTCCAGCAGCATCAAGGAATTTAGCAACTGGGTCAACAGAGAAGTACAATCGGAAAGCTCCAAGATTTTGAACAGAGGGTCTGCCTAAGAAAGGATTAGCCGTATTCACTCCATAGTAATCTAAAATAGATAGTCCGCTAGTATCAGGAGTTGTACTAGGGGCACCATAGTGATCACTCCAAGTTCCCGAAGGACCGTGATAAGGAGCATCAACTGGATGAACTCCCGATATAGATAAGTAGGAAGCCTTCAGTAAAGAAGTATCGGCAATATTCCAAATGTGCAACCTGCTACATACAGGACCCAGAAGAGGAGCCGTACCATCGAAGTCGTATACTACACCAGAGCAGTTAGGCCATCCACAAGGGAAGTGAACATTAGTAGCCTCTACTAAACTATCTCCAACCGCCCTTACAGACATTCCACCTGTTGTAACAGCAGAAGGAGTAGCGTCAAGACTGGCGTAAGCGTTTAGATACCTGTACCCTAGAATACTCGCTTCCGATGCAAAAGCATATCTTGCACTTACAGTTTTAGCGGGAAGGTTTGCTGGCTTGTAAGGAATTTGAGTCGGGCTTCTGCTTAAGTTTGCATTAGGATATAACTGCATCCATCCACCACTTACGCAAAGTTCTTTTTGATCGCTAAGTAGATAAGTGTAAGTATCATCTCGGCCACTAACGCTAGGACTATTTTCATATAAAGTAGTATAACTACCTAAATCAGTCATACTGATTTTAGATTGTTGATTAGCGACTAGACATGCTCTTACAGAGTGCAGTTCAACTCTACTATGGTTTGACGAGTCAGAAGATAAATCAAAAGAGGATACTAGTAATTCATTTTCAGTATTTCTGTGAGGTCCGAAATCAATAATCGAGTTCCCCTCAGCCAAAGCATCAACACCCACCATAGCTATGACAGTAGGGCCTTGAAATGCTACCTTAGAATTGTTCCCAGCATACACGGCGGCTAAAGGATGTGACTTCGCCCTACTATCAGGACCCAACATGACGTTAGCATATCGCTTAGTTCCCCTACAAACAACTGTTGAATTGTCGGTTGCCTTAATCATTGCTCCGTAGCAAGCTTCTGAATTTCCTGTTAAATCATCTTCTATTTCGGACCTATCAATATGAGCACCGATCAAATCTAATTTAGAGTTATTAGTAGCTTCAATAGAAGGAAGCAAGACAGTGCCATCGCTGCCTACTGTCTTATCAGACTTGCCAAAAGAGGAAGCAGTGTAAACCGCTTGATAAAGGCTAGGCATAGAACTCGCATACAAGGGAGATATGGTTGAGTTATAACATTCTATATCCTTGTTATTTGAAGCACCTAAAACTTGCGAAAGTAAATGTGTCTCAATCCCTACTTCCTGAGATACTCCCATAAGATATCCGGCATACAAATCTTTATTGTATACGAACTCAGAATTTACAAACTTATATCCTGTTGCTTGATTATACCTAGCTGCTACCGAATCGACGAAAACCTTTGAGTTAGCAGAATCAAGACCAAAATAATTTCCATCCAGTAGTAATCTACCACTATAATCTACAACACTATTTTCTAATCGTATACCGGCTTCAGTATTAAGCTCAGAAGTTAATGCAATAGCGTCATTCCAGGAGGTAGGAGAAATTCCGTTTAGCTCAGTTCTTCCGCCTGTTAAGGTAGAGTTGACAGCATGGATGCCTATGTCGTTTCTAGACAAGCAGTAAATAGCTTCTAAGGAAGGAAGAGGAATGCCTGATGCTCCTGCTGCCGCTGCCCAATTAGCATAGTAAGGAGCAGCCGAAGCTTGAGAAGACTTTTCAATATCTCTAGAATAAGTAGACTGTATATTTACAATAGAATTAATTGCGTAAATTCCTGCACCGTAAGAGTCTTGACTAGCGTAGCTTTCTCTCTTGTCTGCAAAAGGCACACCTGTCCTCACTAGGTTAATTAATTCGTAGTTTCTAAATGAAACAAACCCTCTTAATAAATTAACTTCAGAGCTATCTACATGTAATCCTGCCTTGTTAGCTCTAGAGACTGAACATCTTTCTAAATTAACCTTAGAGTTTTTTACTTCAATTCCCCTGTCCTTCGCATGTTGACTATCCACATTGAAATTTCTAATATAGACAGGACCATTGCAATTGTTAACCTTAATATAATCTAGGCTATTAAAGTAAGCAAAAGCAGTCATAGGACTGTTGTTACTTAAGCCACCCCATTTTATCTCATCGCCAGATAAGTGGTTTACGGTGCTCACGTCATAAGTATCTTTCTCAGCAGTTCTACCCTTATCAAAAGGAGTAAACTTAAATTTAGAAGCAACAGTAACACTCGTAGCCGCAACATCCCAAGGGGCTTCAGTGCTTGCAAGAGCAGCCGTTAATCTACCTAAAGAAGGGGCATTAAAATCGGTTTTCTTACAGAATACATAAGGATTTACAAATCTAGCATCCGCATACGAACTAGGTGAAACACCCGAAGAAATAAATATTTCTTCCCCATTACTACCCTTAGTAAGAAGTCTAGCATTCTGAGCATCGTTAGCTAGCAGAGGACATGCAGATCCCGCTGTCAGAGCAGCAGCTATAGAAGCGGTATTGCCATTGCTAATTGAAGAAACTAAAGAGTAATCTGTATAATCCGAATCAAAAGTAGCATAAGACATCTTATTGCTACCCGCACCACTAGCGGTAGTAGGCGATCCAAAAGAACTGTTTCTATTTACAATTTCAATAGAACCTCTAGGACCAAAAGACTTATTAGATAACTCTAAACCTCCTAGGTTGCCAAAGCTTGCAACTTCTACAAGAATAGGATAATTAATAACCTCTGGTAACGCAGCCACACAAGCACTAAGAGTAGTGAAGTACAAAGGGTTGCAAGAGTCTGTAGCGTCTGCGGATACAATAAATGACATGCCTGTCAATGCTGAGGTAGGGTGACCAAACTTCTCCCAAGCTAAATGAGTACGCTCATCTAAATCATATAAAGGCAGGTTGTCTTGCTCCCAGTTATAAAAGGAGCTAGCGTCATACTTCGTAACCTTATCAGTCCAACAGACTAATAGCTTATCTGAGCCACCTTCAACATACACGTCACTTGGGTTTAACATTTTATCCGAATGATATTGTCCATCTAAACACTAGACCGAAATCTGATGTTTTTCTAATATTGCTAAAGTACCTGTAAGCTGCTAAAATAGAAGTCTCAGGTGAACTTGCTTTTGGATTCTTTACAAACAACCCAATTTCATTTAAACTAGCCTCAGAGACTCCTGGTCTAGAAAGGTTATTACAAGAATCCTCATCAATGAATATAGTATACCTTACAGTCCTGTCATCTACCTTTGTAACCTTGCTGTAAGGTATCTTAGCATACCATCTTGCAGTGGCCGGAGCGTCATTGTTTTGCCATTGATACCCTGATACGGCAGCTAGGTTGCTATCACCAGTAGAGGTGTATTCCGCAGCAGAAGATAGGGATCCAGAAAGATCGGAGGTGGAGCTTACCTGAAGTGCTTCAGATCCGCTAACACCTAACTTGAACCTGTCGATTTGGTAATCAGTAATGGTGTCTGATCCCACTCTACCGTAAAGATGAGCTAACGCCCATCCGAAGCCCGATACAATGACATTATCTTCGTCATAAAGTAGCTCTTCCTGATCATCCTTTACCTTGTGGATAGTGAGATGACCTTTAATACCCAATTGACTTGATAGTGATTTATTCATATTATTTAAAATCAAATATTATAGAAACGAGAGGTCCTGCTTGGTCGAGATAATGATATATTGTTGTACCAAAACTTACCGATGTTCCTACATTAAGTAAATCTTGCAAACCCGACAATATAACACAGTCTCTATGCATCAAAGGATCATGTATAGTGGTTACTTTTGCCACGAGTTTATATTTTCTAATATTATTTAGGGCATCCCATTTATAAGGCGGTAATAATCCTTCTGATAGCATCTTCTTAACATCCATGCAATAAACCCCTATGTGTTTAACTCCTCCGAAAGCAGCTAGGCTCACTGCGTCACCATTTCTAATGGTGGAACACAACTTTATAAGACCCCCAGAAGGGTGTACAGGAACCCCTATTAACTCATTAAACCCTTCGGTAGCAGCACTAACTAAAATAGGTCCGTTATCATACCTAGAAGCAGGCCCGGAAGGACCTAATCCTGAAGGATTCATGGTTAAGTATCCGTCTTTATCTAACAGGGAATTAGCATTATAATAGCTACTAAGAGTACCACTAAATAACGGAATTAAACCTCCTCCGCCTCCGTAATAAAAGTCATACTTAGTGTTTCCAGAGACGGGATATCCTCCTACTTTATTCCAAATACTACTTAGTTGAGGATCTACAGCAGCATTAGGATAGTGGCCTAAGTCTGGTAATGCACTGGGGATATAGAATGAAGATACAGGAGTGTTTAAGGTAGAGCCTCTTTCTAATCGAGTATCTGATATACTTGGATAATTAGGTACTGAGTTATACGTCGAGGAAAATTCAACATAAGTAGCTGAAGTAACATAAGAACTTACAGTACCAGCAATTCCGGTTGCAGGATAAGCGTAGTTTATAACACCAAAAAGCTGGCCGTCGTAAGAGGACGCTCCGTTTGAAATAGCACCATTAACCCACCCTGTTGCAGCATTGTTTATAATTGCGTGTGAATGAAAACCTCTAAACCCGTCTGCATCTTTTCCATAGGTTATAGCTTGGAAAGTGTAGTTAGAGGTGTCCAGTATTGCACTTGCTGAAGGAAGGTCAGCAAGTGCAGGGTTCACCGTAAGAGCATCAGTTAATACTTCTCCAAATCCTTGAGTAATCATTATGAATAGAATATAATCTCTAAATGTAGTATAGGATTAAGTAAATGTCTCCCTCCGACAAACTCATCCGTAAACACATAGTTAACTTTTGAACCTCCCCGAGGTCCCATTATAGTCTCAGTCTTATCTTTGTCTCTGCTAGCATAAGGGATCGCAGCATTCTTTCCTGACAAGTTATTAAAATGCTTTAAAACATCAAACAAATCTTTCTTAGAAAGCTCCACCCTATACTCCTCACAACCGTATTTAAATTCACTTAAGCTGCATAGAGGATCAGATAGAGTTCCTGCTGCAAATACTTCTGACAAAGTTTTTAATGTTAAGTCTTGAATACTAACCTTGTCAATCAACATAAATTCATCGGGTTGGGATCCTGGAGCCATAAATACTTCAACTACATACTCTTGAGTTAACCTGTGAATCTGTCCATAAGAGCTTTGGTAATCTTTCGGAACTATTAACTCTCTGTTCCTAGTATCAAAGTGAATCTCAAAGTTCTCAAAATCATCTTCACCTAATCCAATCACTGGAGAAGTCCTAGAGGTCCCCGTATTATCGATACACTCTAGACCAGGAGTATTAGTAGATTCAGGATCATTTGGCTTATAAGCTAAAGACTTGATATGACCGTATCTGGACATTAAGTGTGATCTGCTAACCCGTTGATCATGATGGATCCACTTACCATACTTATCGTAAGTCCACATTTTTCCCGACTCAGGCTTAGTGTGGATCCAAACCCCTACTCTTCGCCCTCCCAAGAAAGTTCCCGCATCATTGCTAATAATACTGTTTAAATCAATTTTAAAGTCGTGATCAGGAGTTAAGAAGTTCTTAGAGATAGGATGATTGTAAGGTTCTTCATACTTAGAAATATCAAATCTAATCCTTGTAAGAGCACCAAATCCTGACCTCATTAATAGCAAAGTTTTATCAAAGAGGAAAGTTTCCTCATACGATTTCTTCGAACTACCAGGAACTTTAATTATAGAAAAAGAATTATTCTCGCTTGTAGCTGAAGCTAGTACAAGCTCAACTCCATCTATTATGCCAGAAGATACCCTTTCAGGAGTATCCAAATACATACTCTCTGGCGACGAAGCAGCGAAGGATCCTGCTCCTGTAAAGGGAGTGCTAGTAACACTTATCTTAGCAGGAGAAGCAAAAGAGGTTGATACTAATTCCGTTACGTTTCCTAATTTTTCAAAATTATGATTGTATACTAAAGGTCCAAAAACATGAGAGAATAAGTTTGCACCATCTAACTCTTGTACCTCAGGACTTAACCTGTGCCACTTGAAGTTGTCTTTATACTGATGGTAAAGCCTGTGTAAATCTCTTCCAAACTCAAAGTTATAATAATCACTAGTGGATTCAGGGAATGCGTATCCTACTACAGAAGAGTTGCTAAACCCGTTAGCATACGACTGAAGTATACCTCTAGTTTGATTTGTTAGCAAATCTCGTAGGGTATTTAACTCAGTTTCATCAGTAGTAATAGCTATTTGATTTTTAAGTGCAATAGGACCGCTAACAAGATAAGATCTTAAATACTTTTCATTCTCACTTATTCTATGCATTGAAGCATATATTCCTGGAAGCTGCCCTCGATCAGTAGTATAGTCTGAATTACTTTGGAACGTGGACGCTATGCCTCTTACGTTTTGAGTATTACTAACATCATACTCGTAATAAGAATTAGTAGAATTCAATCCTTCGCATTGCGCCCAGATAGCAGGAAGATTAACATGGCTAGTAACAGGAGTGTATCCCAAAGAACTAGGGACTAACCCTAAAGGAATACCGCTTAAACCTGATGCCATGCTAAATCCAACAGGCATATTAAATCCGGTCCTATCGTAATACCCATTAAATGGCATTACTTTCTCATAGGATCTTCTTCTAGAAGTATTTCTAGGTATTGCACCTACTACTGATTCTGTTAGAAACTCAGGAGATACCAAGCTTTCGGTAGCAGATCTTTGAATTTCGTTTCCCCCAGGATTAACTCCTCTCTTATAACTGTTAAAAGAGAATCCCTTAGTGAAGTAATTATTTCCAGCACCAACATCTATCTCTGTATCGTCGTAGTATATTAAAGGAAGGGAACTACCCTCCAAGGACACTAAGTCAGGTTCTCCTGAAACTTCTAAGGATATTAAAGGTATGGAGTGAGCAGGAGCACTCCTAAGCACAGACTGAGATAAAAGTCCAATAGCATCCCCGGAGTCAACGCCAGTCAATCCTTTCTTAGTAAAATCAAATTCAGAAGCATCTAAAACAAGTTTAAAGTGAGAAGATTTACCTGACCACAAGCTAGCGTAATCAAACCTGTTATCGTTAAGGTTCAATAAAAGGTTATCAAGATTTGGAGGAGAATTATAACCTGACGTAAATAATAGCCATGACCCTGCACGAGGTTCATCATCGACGTTCAATGCATTAGAAGATATGTAGGAGCTAACATCTAAAGCAAACTCCTGTCTAACTCCAAAGCAAGCTAATCTATCAGCTATAAAGCTGATCATATCTTGGTTTAGCTCTACGTTAACATAGTATGGATACTCTTCAAACGGAGGAATAGGATATACTCTTCCTCTGTAATTAAACGATAAACTTGATTGTTCAATCCAATAAGTTAGGGAGAAACTATCAGGGAACTGCTGGACTGTTTCTAGTAGAATCCTATCGACAGCCATCCTAATGTTTTCATCCATGCTGTTGGTTGAGTAACCTTCAACATCCATGTTTTCAGCTTCGTCACGATTCCATGTCTGGAAGTCTTTAAACTTATCGGACTCCGTAGCTAAAGCGTAGTAAATTAGATAAGGAACATAAGACTCCCACATCTCAGTAATCCTACTTTCAATGGGAAATTTATCTTTAGGAAAAACAGTATTTACAGTACGTTGAATTGCTTTTTTAGTTCCAATAGTTTTATAAATTGAAACAGCGTTTCTTAGTTGTAACCTCCATTTATTCGCATCATCCCCATATAAATCCCAACCAATTAATTGAGCTACAAGAGGAAGGTAATCATCAGGACAATCATCTATATCGTATAGAGAAGCAATCTCCTCAGTTTGATTGTTGATGTCAAAAGCTAGGAAAGATAAAGACCTAATCAATCTGGCGAACGGACCACTTTCAACCTTATCAGTATACTTTATACTGTTTTCAGAAAAGGTTTTAAATCTATCTCTAACAGTAAAGTCGGATTTGTCAGCATAAAGAGGGGAGTAAGCTACATCAACCCAGGTCTTTAACTTATCTAATTGCTGTGTCCCACTCAAAGAAGCAGATGATCCAGGGGCAAACAAACTTGAAGGATAGTAGTCCCCCATTTCGTTTCTCCATACAAACTCCGTCAATCCCTTGATACCGTCACTAATGCTTACAGGATTGCCTACAAATAAACTACTTGTTATTAAACCCTTGACATAAGAAGAGGGATCAAAAGAATCTCCTGAAGTATTTAAAAAATACATCCAAGATAATTTATTTATTAAATAATTGTGTATAGCGGAGGTGGATCCTATACTTCCAAAGTAAGTAGAGTCAGGATTGTTTAAGTTTATAGCTGGAAGTAAAGTATCCTCTAGGAACTGGTCAAACTCATTTAAGTTCTCAAAACTAGCAAACGTCCTGTCAAAATAAGTAAGAACATCATCTTCGAACTCTTGAGTAGTAATGTTGGTTAGTTGATTTTGCTTTACAAAAAATGGAGCTATGCCCTTAAAGGAATCTATGGAACTGTACAAGCCCTGCGAAACAGCACTAACATGTAACACAGAAGATATGTTATTAGCGATATCTAAATGAGAGTTGATTAAAGTGTCAACTACATCAACGTCCTTAGCGGTTCCCTCGATATCATCTTCATAGAGATACTCAGGAAGAATGTACTTTAATGCTTTAAAGTAATTTGGCTTAAAGTATGTTTGATTTCTTAAATAAGTCTTACCCGACATTAGATGTAATTTACCTTGACAGTTAAGTTATTAAGCTGTATGATTTCATTAAAGCCTACTGTAATTGCAGATTCCACATTGTCAACCGTTGCGTATCTAATATTAGTTTCATCCTCTAGAACAGTTCTAATAAGATCCTGAGGAACGAAAGGCTCCGCAAAGTCAGTATTATCAATGTTCATGTAGTTTTCAATGGACGCTCTTGCACTCTGAATTAAAGGAGCTTCATTTCTTCTGAATTTAGAATCTACAGTTAAAGTTACTATCAAATCTAAAGTTCTGATTAATCCGTCAACGATGACAACCTCATCCGTAAGCATCTTCTTGTCTTGTATCTCAGCCAGAAGCTGTCTCTTATACTCCTTCGTAGCACGCCTCAGTTGCCTGTCTGAGGCTCGTTCTAATACAAACAAGTCTATCATATTAGCGGAAGAATAAGCTCGTCTAACGGTGGCTGTGACCTTCCCAGTGCTTCCGTAGTTAGAGGCAAACAAATTAGCAAACCCCTTATAATCAGAAAGAGTTACAAGCCGGTCCTGACTTCTAAACACTAGTGGCGCATATCTTTTAGCTTGAGCTATAGACTCGGCACCTCTTCCTCCAGTTCCTACACTAGTATTTTCCAAGGTTCCTTGAATCTGCTCCGTAGCTGCGCCAAGCGTGGAAGTAATGGTTATAGGAATGTTTAAAGATCCATTTGCGATATTACCTCTAGTTCCTCCTCCAACTCGATAAGTGACAGTATATTGATCTCCTATAGAAGGGCTTTGACCAATACTGTTATCCCCGAACAAAAGAGAAGCCCTAAAAGTTTCATCAGTAGTTACCTGAAAAACCTTATCTGTGCCGCCGGAGGCGAAATAGATATTTTCTTCTTCCTTATAAATTCCCTCGGTTAGAGGATTTCCTTCTAGGTACACCTGAGCACTTTTCTCAATGTAAGGGGCTTGACCTAGATTGATTGATTGGATAGATTCAGGAGACGTAAAGGTCCCCCTCTCTCTTACCAAAGCTCCTTCCAACAATACCGCATCCGTAACCAAGACTGTGCCGCCTGAAGAAGAAACTTCAAATTCTAAATCAACTGAAGGAGTGGTTAAGTCTACAGTTCCGTTTGAGTTTACTTTGTATAACGTATAACTTAACGTAGCTCCATCCTCAGGAGACGTAATTGATTTAACTCTATCAACAGCCGCTACTGTCATTGAAGAAGGAGCAGCAACAGCGTTCGTAGTGTATGTAACGGATGCGTTAGCAGCAGCAGCAATAGGACCCTTCATCCGAACCCCTATAAGCTCCATCAATCTCTTTACACTATCCCTACTACGTGCCGTTCCAATGTAGTTTTCGTTAGCAAGGTAATCAGACTTATTCGATTGAATGTGCCCTACCGCTGCCATCATCTCAAGTAATAACATTCCAAAGTCAGAGCTTTCAAAGTTATTATAATCTAAAGGAAAATTAGCTTTTACATACGATAACAGATTAGATCGTAAAGAATTAAAGTCCGACGAAGCGAAATTTATGAGTCCCTGCTTATTGTCCAGTTCAGAAGGAAGTTTCTTTAAAAAATCTGATTGAACCGTTCCTGAAAATACTACCATTATATCCTTACACCGACATTAAATGAAGTCGAAGTTAAATTTCTATAGTTGCAAAAGAGATTTACTTTTAAGTTAGAATCTACAGTTTCAAACACTTGAACCTTTCCTAAAGAAACTGTGCTAAGGTATCTACGTATGGCAATGACAATCTCTTCTTTTATCAGTGAAAAGGTCACAGCATCTAAAGGCTCCATTAGAAACTTACGCAAATTGCACCCGTAATCAGGTCTCATAAAACGCTCGCCTCTTTCCGTCTTTAAAATAGACCTTAAATTAGACTTAACTAATGATAGTCCCGACATCTTGCTGAAGTATCCGTTTTTAGGGTCAACAGGTACAGGGTACTCTAAACCTACTAATCTAGGATCCTGACCTGTAACGGGTCTCTGCATAGGCCCCGGAACTAAATTTCCAAAAGTTGTTGTGTTGCTTGAAATTGCCATTTTAAAATATTCAGAAAAATGTATCTGTATAGATATTTAGAGGCAGTATACAAATTACCTCAATATACCATGGCTAGAATATCAAGAGAGCATCACGACGATTTTGTCCCAAGAACTCCTAATTACGGATACATTAACTCAGAAGAGTTTCCACTTGGCGGAGAGTCTATTAACGCTTCTGCCGATTACGGACCTCAACTTACTAGAACAAATCAAAAATCACTTACTAATCTGCAATCACGTCCAAAAGTAGATACTTCTAGTTTAAGCATTAATAACACTAGGAGAGCGTTTTTTGAAGACGAATACCATTTTGTAACAGGAAGATTTCAAGCATCAGCTTGGGATGATGTAAAATATTTCGGATCAGGAACTCTAGCTTCTGATGAGGTTTCAGCCCTTTTAGACTTTAATGACACTGACCAAGGATTTGGGGGAGAAGCTATTAGGCACGGATACGGTACTAACAGGTGGGGATTTGATTATGACAGAGTTTTATCTTGGTATTTTGACTGGTATAAGCCCTACAAAGAAGGAACTCAGTCTAAGTACGCGGGAGATAACGTAATCACTATTGGTAATAACACTTTATTGGTAGATGAGAATAGTGGTCGGATGGTTGACGTTTGGATAAGCAAACCATCGGCAGAGTGTGAGAATGCCGATGGGGCAATCATTACGCAACCAGATGGACTTTTCGGATACGGGGCGCAATCCTATGGCGATTATCAAGTACAAGACTCCTTTAGAGCCTTTTATGATTTCCTTGCGTCTTACGCAATCTCAACTGGTACTAGTGAGGAGGATTACGCTCTAAAGGATCTATACTTTGACCCTCCCCTTCCCCTAACATACTACAACCCTATTCCAGGATCAGCAATGGGCCAGTTAATGTATAGACAAGTTAAAGGCATTACTCAAGCTAGGTCATTTACTCCAGAAAAGATACATGGTTTTTTTCAGCAGTCAAACGCCGTAGGATGCTACTCTAAAGTAGATATTGATGGAGACTCAGGAAGTATAAAAGCTGGCATGTATCCTGTGGATTTCGGAGGAGAACTGAAGGGAGGTGGTGCAACTTCAGGGGATCCTACTGCGTTCCCCTATTATTTATATCCGTTCACTTACTCCAATAGTTCCGTAAGTGATTATTGGGATTCGAAGGGTGTAGGAAAAGGATTTTTAGATACACCAATTAATGCTACAGAAAGAGGAGCAGTGGATACAAATCAAATATTTAACGGAGGTCAAAGACTATACCTCCAAAAAGATGTGAATCATAATGGAGTAGAAGGAGTACACAGAGAGTTATATGGGGTATACTTATCTTCCAAGTTTAGTATTGATAATTACAGAAATTCAGATGTTTATTTAAAATCTAATGATGTAAAACTATCAGATAAAATTAAAAACAAAGTATTTGATACTATGAAGTATTGGCATGAGTCGCAAGCTGATTTTGCGGGAACAGGGGGGACTTATAACTCCCTTTTAGGAGGAACTATAGACGGAAGAATGAATGAAATGTATGTTTATTCTCCTGAAAATAAAAGAAAAATAAAGTTGTCGGGACTGCCTGTTCATAAGATTACTTTCTCAAACGGAACCAGCGTCTCTGGGCAGGAAGCTCTTGAATTAGGAGTAACTTTTAGTGCTTTCCCTCCTCTTCAGGCATCAAGTCAGTTTCGGCAAGCGTTAAAAGTTATTTACAACTACAAAGGAGATAATACTCAAGGAGCAGATGCTTCTGGAAACTTTATGAGTCTTGCACAAGTAGTAACAAGCGGTGCGGACGGATATGTTAAGTTTACTTCTAAATTTGAAGGATATACAGACTCTACATCTATATATGGAGTTTCTCCTTCTGAGCACTGGCTAGGAAGTAGAAAGGTTATGGTAATACAAGAAAGAAATGATGATGCTCCTGGAGATCTATCTTCTGTAGCAGTAGGAAAATACTACGTAATGTCTCCTAATAAAGGAAATAGTCCTTCAAATGTCGCAAGTAATTGGATGTACCCTACAGATATTATCAGTGATATTACTAATTATGCTGTAAGTGGTACCATAACTGATGATGGCACGGCAAACAATGGGGATGCTAGGGCTACTAAATTTAGTAGAGGTTTATGGGATAACGACCCTTACGGCCAAAAGATGTACATGGGTATGCAATACGGAAGTATATATGCAGGAATAAACAGTACTCCTTTTGTCCCTCAAGGATGGACTGTCTATCAAAATTTAGTGATTGTAGGAACCTCAGCAGATGACGTAATTAATAAGTTAGAAAACTACTTAAGCAATTACACCTATGAAGAGTCTTTAAATGCGGAAGAAGTATTGCCAGCAGCAATGATTAAACATAATCATATTGCTAAAGGGGGAAGGGTATACTAGCTTATTACCACTGGGGTTTGGGTAACTAAGTAGCTCGATACCCTAGGATCTCCTAATGCTTCTAGATAACTTTTTAAGCTATTATTAGCTTCAACGTAAGCATTATACAAATATGCCGACCAATAGAAGAAATCAGTGTCGTAAGAGGACCAATCAATTTTTGTATTTAAGATATCAGTATATTCCGTATCCATGGTCCCTACAGTAATAGCTGCACTGTAGTCACAGCATCCGCTGGCGAATTCTGCCCCCGAGGGCCTATTCCAATAACAAAGAGGTTTATCTAATTCGGTAACTGATTGCCTGTACCCTCCATCAGAAGGAGATAAGTTTGAAAGAAGTTTAGGACTCCCCACTAAAGGACTCTTATTGTACTTACTAGTTTTAGTAAGGGACGTTGGCAAATACCCCGAAGCATAAGTCTGCACATTATTTTGAGTAGCAAAAGACACTAAACTTGGTATAGAATACCCTTCGCTATTGTGAAAATTATGTCCGAATGTCATGTCCAAGTCTTGGGTTAGCCTTATAAGCTTTGCCAGCATTTTAGATCCCTGCTTATCCCTTTCTACAGGATCGGATATATGTTGGAATAGTTTCCAGCTTGCGAAGTTCTGGTTCCCATACTGGTCCCAAAGTTTAAGACTTGAAAATAAATAATTACTCTCATAACCGTAGCCTAACCCATCTCCTACGACTCCCCATCCGTTCTTGGTAGACGATACTGAAGATGCCATGGGCAGATAACCTATAGGCGTTCCCGAAAACTCAGGGTACCCCTCATGAGCCTCATGAATCGAAGAAAAGGTCCAATAACCAAAGTCACCATGAGCTTCAAACCTCTCAAAGCTAGAAGCTACTTTACTATACAGATTGTTGAAATCAGTTTTCTCGGAAGGTAAACTTAATTTAGTGAACCCTATGCCGTCATTAGATGCCTTAGATTTTACAGCACTAGCGTCAACACTTCTTCTGCAAGACCCGTCATCATACAAAATACCTTTCGTATCATTGTTAGGCTTTCTACTCATGGCTCGATCAACCATGCCTTCACAAATAACTCCAACATTGAAATCTTTTGCAAAAGTAAAGAATTCAGAAGGAGTCAATAAAGACTCATTAAAAGAATCTATCAGCATAAAAGGCTTTTTAGTTTTAGAAGAAAAATCAAGTAATCTCCTGTAAGAATTTATAAAGCCTAAAATTGTAAAATTAATTGTTAGCTCGCAAGCGTAGTCAAGTAAAGGAATTACTTGCTCTATTAAGGTGCTATCGTATACATCGGGTGTACCATTAGACCCCTTAGTACTATACGCATTTAAGTATTTTGACGAAATTGTAGTTTTTTGATTTGCAGTCTTTAACGAATTCACCTTGTTTATGGCAGCAATTAAAAAAGAATATGCATTAGTCTCAGTATCAAGAATGTTGACATCGTGCATTACTTCCCACGACAATGCCGATCTGTACTTTCCAGCGGTTGACAACATATCAGATATGTAAGATTCTACTTTAGGAGATAATGAGGAACCTGATCTACTAGGAATGTCCTCCACTAACTTAAAGTAATCTCTGGTTCCGCTAATGCTATTCTCGTTAATAGTAGGGCACCTCTGCCATCTACGAATTCCCCAAGACATCGCCTCAGGGATAGTAGAGGGATCTAGATACCCTAATGAATGATTGGTAGAAGGAGTATCGTCTTGAGTATATCCATCAAATAATACCCATTGAATATACATTTTTTTGGAGTTGCATAGTTTTGCTAGAGACTCTACCGATTGCAAATATCTACTACCTAAAGCATCCCAGGTAAACAGGTCTGCGTATACCCTTATTAGATTTACCCCTATTTTAGATAAATAATCTAGTTGACTGTTAGCTTCGTCATCATTCCAATGAAGCCAATTAGAAGTTTTAGTAGACCCTGCAAAGGTCATGTAATCCTTATCGTAATCAACTGTGACTGGTTGAAAAGGAGTGCTCATCCTAGGAAGACCTCCTGACTTATCCCACTCATCAGTATGGACTTTATTGAAAGTTGCCCCTCTACAGTTTACAAAATACTTATCTACCATCCTTACTCACTTATGACAGATTCCCAATCCTCTTTTAGAGATATATTCTTGAAGAAATTCTTAGTAGCGTTATAGTTATTTAGTACCTCACCATCACTAAGTGGCTTTGAATAAAATCTACTACAACCTACGTAACCCTTCAGGCCACTAACCTTTCCTCCATACTCTCCTCCCATGAAGTTTCCTGCTGAGAACCCGTCCGTATAACCGCCTCCTATAATCCAAGGAGTAAAGTAAGAATCTAGATAAGGTCCTGCCGAGTATTCAAAGGAATTATCTTGGTATACGGAAGGAGCCTTGAACGTTGAATTAACCTTGGTTGTTCCAAATACTCCTTGGTAGCTAGACGTGGATAGCAAAGTACCATCAAGATAAACGCTAATCTTATCCTCAACAGGATCTAAGGATACCGATAACTGGCAAAACGATTCTCCGCAACTAGATAATGACTTGTTGTTTATTATTTGCCACACAGGAATCGTCATCCCGTAGTAGGAATCCTTATTGCAGTTTGCTGTTCTATTAGCAATAAATCCTGCGCTAGAAGAATCATAGGATTGAGTTGGTGCTAAAACTAAAACGCTGTTTTCAACGCTATTGTCTGAATCACTATTACTAGGCTCTAACCCTTGTGTGAATCTTCTATCTCTTGTGAAACCGTATACTAAACCTCTTACAACATCCGTTCCAGAATCTAAATTTAAATTATCTATGTCTGGCTGAGGTTCCTTGCCTTGCGCTATTCCTACATTCTCGTTAGCTAATATGAGGCGATACAATCCCATCGTACTATTGTCATTGACGTTCCAGCCTGCATTGGCGTTATCTAAGCTAGGAACATATATCCAGTTCTCAAGGCTTGCACCCTCGCTGTTATACAAGAAGTCTTTAAACTCATTCTTAGAAGGAAGCTTAACATAAGATCCCATACTTGCAATCACTGAGTTATCATCCTTACTAGGCAACGCTACCCCGCTTAAGAAAGGTATACCTAGACCCTTATTAAAGACGCTAGATACCGACCCAATTATTTGAGAAGCGTAACCTCCTCCTAATCTACTGCTATTATGAACTCCAAAGTCAGTTCCCGAAGGTAAACTTGATTGCACAGTCAGATAGTTGTACAAACCAATTAACCCATCTTCCGATATACGATCATTAATATGGAGAGTAGGAGCAGCAGGACTAGAAGGATTACTAATTATTTCTCCCTTAGCCACATTACTCAATAGAATATGATCCAACACTACAGGATCATTAGTCTCAATCTTGTCAGTATACTTAATCTCTAAAGGCAAGACAACGCCTGTAACATCTGCTTGATCTATAGTAATGCTTCTTTGATTTTCAATATCTAGTAAAAAGTTTGACCCAGCTAAGTAAGAGAAATCATTTACAGGAACATTGCCAGGAGTGAATTGAGGTCCATTACCTAAGAAATTAGGAACCTTAACAGCAAGCTCAATTTGCTTCTTACGTTTATTTATCTTATCCTGGAAATGAGAGGTCTCAGACAGCATAACTTGACGAAGATTAGATATCACCGCCTGTGACTCCCCGTCATCTATTAGCTCTTGAATCTCAGATGAAACATCAAATACCTTTCTATCCTTCTGCCCTTCCAAAGACAATAAAAGCTCATCCGCATTATAGAAGTTTAATAATGCTTGAGAATTATCTAATAACTTAGGATCTAGGATACTATTGAAGTAATACTGTAGCTCATCTGAAGTTGTCGGAGCACCCCTACCACCCAAGCTAGGATCATATTCTAGTTTCCAAAGGTCAGGATTATCAAACCCTCCCTCATCAAGAAGATCTAGATCCTTCTTTCTATTATCTAACTCAAGCAACGCCGGAGTAATCCCATCTGTCTTGGAGTCATAATACAGACCATCAACAGAGAGAACAAACTTACCAAGGGTAGACTTAGGAGGTCCAGCTTCCAAACGGAATACTGACTCTACAACTTCATCAGGCAAATCTCCAGGCTCTAAAGAAGGGTTTAAAGTTCTTTCTAATAAGATTCCATCAATAACATCTAGTTGATCCTGACATTCATCGCTAAATTGTTGAGCTTGCTGAGATTGCTGAAAGTAAACTCCAAACTGGGAGTTTATCATATTATCGTATCCAGTAGGTTCAAGGGCAGCTAACTCCGCTCTTCTCTCTCCTGCATTTCCATTCTGAAAATCTAAAGACTTTTTAAAGGCAGCGAGGCAATCAACAGCTTGCTGATATCTCCCCATTAATTCTTCAGCGGCTTGCTGTATTGCCTGCGCGAAAGCAGCAAATCCAGCTATGGCACCTACGATTCCAGAAAGAACATCCATCTTAAATCTGGAGAACTCAGAGAAGTATCCTTTAAACCCATCTCTGTCAGGGAATAATGAAATACCTAATAAATCCCTAATGTATGAATTAATTCTTTTAATAACAGCGTCTGCTAATGCTTGAGCAAACTCAATAGCTTGCCTCATCGCCAAGAGGATAGGAGCAGGTATAAGACCTAATACATCGGCTGCTAGACCTAACATACAGCTAGGCAATCCAAAGCTAGCCCCTAAACCTCCTAAACTATTACTAGGATCTGATTCTAAAAATGTTTTTGCGTCAAAAGCCATTAAATTGCTCCTAAAGGATCTCCGTAATCATTAGCTGTAATATCAGGAGGTGATGCTGCAAGAGGAGGTGGAACTGGGAAAGGAGCAATTGCACTATTCGTATCTACAGTAGCACCAGCGAAATTGTCATCACTAGTGTTCTTAAAGTAATTTGTAGCCTGCGTAGATATAGCCATACCGGCGTAAGAATTTACGGATCCCGCCAATGATGTTAAGTTGATATCCCCTGTGTTAGATGTAAAATTCATAGATCCAATAGTATTAAAATTTAATCCACCTGTAGATAGTATTTTTATATTACCTAGTCCGTCAACCTGTATGTTAGCTCCAGGTGTAATTATATTTACATTACTAGTGGGAGAACCTGCTACTAAGTCTATATTACGAAACCTACTTTTTAATCTAATATTTCCAAACCATTTGCCCAAAGATCGAAGACCAGCAGAATTGTTTTCAATATTTACGTCGCCACCCTCAAGAATTCTCATGTTAATATCTGAGTTAACACATTTGTATTCTTGAGGACCAGTAGTCTCGATGTATAGTCCCCTCTTTGCATACATGTCATTCTTTGTAGCACCTGTTAGAACTACGGAGTCCCCTTCCTCATTTGATATCTGAACTCCTAAACTACCTACGTTTACTTCGTTTCCTCCTTCCGACTTTAAAGTGACATCATTAGCTATCGGTACTTTTTCGAAATCCCTGTGAATGTATAATCCTGCTCCCGCAGTGTTAGTGAATGCTTGAGTTACAGGCTTTTGATTTTTTCCATAAATCTTAGCTTTAGTATCGTTATTATTAAACGGAGTAAAGTTTGGATTTATCCTAATGCGAGATTGCTTTCCTGAAGAAGGGTTTGTCAAGAATTCATCCGAACCTCCTCTAGCCTTTGCTGATATTACGCACGATAGGTAGTAGTAGTTACTCTCTCCACGTCTCGGATTTTTATTATGAAGCACAAGTATCTCCGCGCCGACCTCCGGGATTGCCACTATCCCCCCCGTATTCATTCTATAGTAAGGGGAGGTGTAGGTTACCTCTGTTATGTATTCTTGATCAGGGTCCGATTCTTTAGGGATGATGACCTGAAGTACTCCCGTCTCGGTAGTGTCTTTATTATTCTCTACTTTTCCTACTACAACATTCATTATGGTTACCTAATTTAATCCGTTCCGTTTTTCACGTATGAGTCTTTCTTGGTTTTCATTAGTTGGAGGACCAGCAGGGTTAATGGAAAGCAAATTTAGAACCGTTCTATCTTTTTCGTTTTTAACGAAGTCTGTGGAGAACACCTCATCCATAGATTCCTGTAACTGCTTAGAGAATAATTCAAAAGCATTAGAACTAATCTCTGCTTCTGAGTTAGTCCCATCTCTCATGAGCTTAAAACTAGACGAGGATTCAGAAGGAGATATTTTGTGAGAATACGACACTATCTTGTAAGAATTTGTATAAAAAGCATCTACTACTGAAACTTTTTCTCTAAGATCATTAGAACCTATTATAGTATTAGGCTTACCAAACAAAACGCATTGCCGTCCAAGATGACAAGGGATATTAAAAAAGGGTAAAGTTTTTATGTCAACATTAATAATATACTTGTTAATGTTCTTAAGAATCTCAGCTTCACTCTTAAGCCTGCCCCCAGAAATACTTTTTAACTTCTTGGAAGATTTAGTAGAAGCTTTTATAATAACCAAATCTAGAAAAGTCTTATCAGATATCCCTCTGGATTCTTCGGGAATCTTTAAATAAAGTCTTCCAGCCACTTCCGTAGACATAGCTTTTTTTATGGTAGAAAGGACAGTTTTTCCGTAGTTATTAGAAGAAGATAAACGGCTAGAAGCTAAAGTAGTAGATATGTAATTAATGTAGTCTGCCATCGGGCCGGTATTTAAACTTTGACTACCCAAAATTTGACCGGAATTTCCGAATACCTCATCTAAAAGTCTATAAGAACTTTCCGCTTGATAACTTAGAAGTTGACCTTTATAAGGACTGCTATCAAAACTTAAAGACAAAACATTAGAGTTGGTAACATTGTGAGTAAAAACTACAGGGTCATCTTTATCTTTCGTAAGTTCTTTAATAGGAGAAGAGTATGGTCCCATACCTTCATTAAACGAAGATGTTCGAATAGAATACTTTACTTTGAAAGCCTCCTGAAATGTTTTAATATAGTTTTGAAGTTTTTGCCTTTGATCAGCCAATTCCATTCTGTTAACACCACCCTCTGTTCCATACACTCCTATTACCTCATTTCTTTTTAGTAACTTTTCCCCATAGTCGGGGTCATAATCTTTGTTAGGAAATTCTGAATTGTAAAGTGTCTTAGAATTTCTGTTTACAAGAGGATTATCAGAAGGTTTAACCCCATATCTTTCTACACCAAAAACGCTTTTCTCACTGGGAGAAGGATAAATTGAATGTTTTATAAATGCTGATCTCCCAAAGATTACCACAGGAGAGGTTTCATCCTTAATCAGTTTGCTTTCTTTTAACAGCTTTACGACACGCATGTCATTCTCCTCGAATATAGTAAAGTCATTAGGTAGATCGCCGAAATCAGACAAACATTTAGCAAAAGTATATAATGGCTTTAAAGAGTTTAACACATTTTTAGAATCATTTTTATTAGTCTCATCAATTACACCTCCCATGGACAATACAAAGTGAGTCAATTCAGAAATATCATAAAATGATGTTTGAAGTTCTTCAGGATTAGAGGAATAACCCTGTGATAATCTATCTCTTTCCTTCTCAGCAAGTTCTGTGAGGCTTTTCGTTTCAAAGGGTCCTAATCCAATATCTAAGGGAACAGGTTTGGGGGGAGGTAATCCAGCGACTTTTATCTGACCTTTTCGGTCTTTAACAGACTCCTCTAACTTAGAAATCCGTCTGAGCAAACTGTTAGCTCTTTTTTCATAAAAATTTTCTCTTTCGGAGGTAGTAGCATCAAAAAACTTTTTTTGTTGTACCTTGTAATCCTCTTTTAATTCTTTTATTTTATTATTAAGATTTTTTATTTCAGAAGACTTATTCTCTATTATTTTTTCTGTTATCTGAGTGAGTTCCTTTTTAGTTTTTTCAGGGGGATATAATTTAGGCCAAGATACGTTGATGTCTATCCCTAATTTTCCTAAGCAATGTCCATATCTACTATTTATAAGAGGTTTAGAGAATCTTGAAACGGTTGATATTTTCCCAATAGTATCCATGATGCTTTTTATACCGTCAGGAATAAGTACTAAAACATTTCCTCTAGGAACCGTGGTAAACCTGTCGCTTATGTAGGAAGATATTAGATCTCTTACTATACTATCAAAATTTTCAGCAGGCTCATTAGCCTCCTTGTTTTCTGATAATTTATATTTTTTCTTAGTTGCGATTACAACTTCATCATTAAACCTAGTGTCAAAAATAGAGTCGGATTGAGCATACTGATAGTCGTTGAAGGATTTATTCGTAAACACTTCAAGAGTATTTAAAGTAGGACTAAACATTAGCTCTAACTCCCTAATTCCATCGGAAGTTATTGATATGTTAGCGTCTATTAGTTCTAAAGTGAAAGGACCAGCCCATTCCGAAGTATCATCGCCAATGCCGTAAGATAGATAAAATCTCGGCCTTGCTCCCTTCAGAATATTGTCAACCAGTAATTCATCAGCACCCCCTCTAAGAGCTAGATTTACTTTTGCTTTACAGTTTAAGGCTTCTTGAAAAGATTCTGTGGTGATACTAAAGTACTCTAGTAATTCAGAAGTTTCTAATAACTTCAAGACCACAAACTTTGACTTTGGATCCCCTTGGGGGAAATTAACATCAAGGCTTAAAAAATTACGGTTAGATAAAGGAGATACTATAAAAGATTCTTCTCTCTCTTCGGAAGTTAAGGAAGATAGCTTACTACTAAAGCTAGTCACCCCCGTTATCTTATCGAAAAATAAACGGTCTATAACTGTAGGATCCTTAGTAAGGATTACATTATATGGATAGGATTTAGACACTCTAGATGCTCACTATTCTTATTCGGTCACCAACATTCAATTGCTGAAAAGGGTCTGATATATTGTTAGTCCAACATATCAACCAATCAAGATCGGGAGTATTATAAAATAAATTTGATATCTTGTCAGCACGATGCTCGAATCCAGGAGGTATTGTTCCTACCTTAGCCGGAAGGTTTTGAATATCTTTCATAGACTTCCTAAATTCCACAGAGTTTAAAGAAGTAACTACTGCTTTTCCTTTATGTATCAATTCATTATAGCCTAACTTTAAATGATTAGTGTAGTTCATTTTATACCTGATCCAAATTGGTTGGGCTGACCAATAACCCCATTACAAGGGTCCATGTTATTTTCCTCTATGACCGACTCCCAACCAGTTATGTTATCCCCAAACTCAACTTCACCAGATTGAAAATCTCCAAAATTTCCAGTTCGGGATTCAACTAGGTTAAGAGTTATATCTATCTTTTTAGGGGTTAGCGTAGCGACATCATGACCCGCTTGTTCATTAATATTGATTGAGTAATCTTGTAATAGACATGGAACATTATTATACATTGCTCCGTGAGTCAATCTAACAATAGGAGGACCAAAGGTAGTATTGTCTGACCTGTTCAAAACAGAACCTCTAATGAGGTTTAACCAGAAATAAACTAAGTTTATGGTAGAATCTAACTTTGCTACGTTAGCCGCAGCATTAAACTCAGGTTGACCAAACTCTCTTTTAACAGAATTAAGAAGGTTGTCTAGAAATTCATTTCTACCTAAACCAGATATTTTCCTTACATGCTCGTCATAATAAGCTCTTTGTAGTGCTGCGTGATTTCTTCCTACACTCCTTTCTACGTCTGAATCTCCTATCTTTTCACTGGCTTTAAGTTCGTTTACAGCTTGAGCAATCTCACGAGATAAGGGCGTTAGTATTGACGGACCTCCTCCGAACGCTTGAAGTTGTTCTTCTACTTTTTCTACATCTTCATCTGAAACCTCGGACAATTTAAAAGCCGCTATAGAATTTGCGTTATCTGAAAAGAATACTTTTAAATTAGGTTTAAACATGTTATCCATTTCTGGCTCTTCTTCCATCACATGTAAAAGAGATATGCTAAAGTTTACACTTAACTTCCGTGATTCTGCTCCACCATAAGAGAACAACTGTCCTGCTCTTCCAACTAGATTATAAGAATTAAGGTTTGCTCTTCCTCTTTCAGAAATACTAGGATTCTCCAAGAATGGTACAAATGTTCTTATAACCCTGTCCTTACTCTGAGGAAATTCAATGGTCAGATGAGACCTATCAGAAAGACCTCTCTTATGCTTTTTAAGTGCGCCGTTCGTGTATCCCTTAGCGACATCAGATAAAGAATTGTATCCTAAAATTGACATATTATTTTACTGGCTTGGATTTACCGTTTTCTTGTTTTCAGCCATCTTGCGAAGAAGAACATTTTGCTCTCTACGCATCTCCATTACCTCATCCTCACTAATAGCACCTGACATTAAACCTCTTGATCTTGTATAATTAGTTAAGATGGTTAGGGTATTCAATTGCTTAGAAGCCTCTTCCGCTCTCTTTCTATTTTCTTTTTCCTTCTCCATCTTCAAAGACTCTTTATCGGCCTCCGAAGATCCAAGTGTGTTTTTAGCAATATCGATTAGCAACCCGACTGTCGTTCCTATAGCCACTCCAGGAAGACCTCCAGCCATGCCAATGGTAGAACCCATTTGTGTAAAGGACATGTCGTGTCCCGTAGAATCCTCAATGGCTCCAGCAGCAAGTCCAGCACCTATACCCGCTGCTCCAATCTTCATCATTCCCTTCGGCATCATTCCTGAAAACCTGTTTCTACCTCTTCGTTTGTTTGCATACTTTATGCGTTCAAACCTCGACGCATTTTTATTTAATCCAGTCATAGGTGCAAAAAGTCCGGCTCCAGTTCCTAGACCTCCTGCTAACATAAACAGTGATGTACCCAAATTTAGCAACCCAGTATCTATTCCACCTAGTGTACTAAGTATTGCCGTAGCGGTGTTGTCGTAAAAGTTTTTAGCCTTATCTTCTAAGTTTTTAAGGTTAGCAGATTTTTCTGCCATTGTAGCTTTTGCTTCATCGTCTAGCTCAAAATTTTTCTTATTAATCTCAATTAGCTGTTTTAAAGCGATAACCTGCTGAGGTCCTAGTTGTGCTCTAGCTGAAGCAATCTCTAATCCAAACTCTCCGCCAGAAGAATTTATTATTCTTTCCAAGTTTGCAAAGATAGGCTGCATATCCTGCAAACTTAAAGCCTGACCAGATATTACTTTCTGCCTAGATCCTCCTGCTCCTAAAATACGACTTGCAGCTATGTTTTCACTTCCAGGAGATATTATTCCAAATAAAGCTTGCAGACCCGCTTCAATGTTATTTCCTCCTGATCTACCCTTAAGTTCCATAGCGATAGTACCAAAACTATCAACCGCTTGTGGACCAAAGAATGAAGCTTTATCCATTACGGACTTTAAACTGTTTAAAGATTGTATTAGCCTGTCATTGCTAACTCCATACCTATCGCTTACTTCTATATTAGTCTTATTAAGACTTTGGACAGTCTCAGTGTTATGGCCTGTCTGCAATAACAATGCAGAATTCATTTTCCTCTGGCCTTCAATATTTTGACCAGTAGCAACCATCTCTTTGGTCAAGTCTATTACAGCACCGTTATTAACCCTAATGCCTTGCTCAAAGTTTTTGGATATCTCCGTCATCAAAGCGCGATTGCTTATTATTCCTTGATCTAATACATTTGAGTTCTTTTCTAAGGAGGCTTGCAACTTAGAATAAGTTGTTCCCATTTGGGTTATCTTACGGTTAGTCTCATCCATTCTGTTAATGGAATCTCTTAACCGAACCATAGGAGTAGCAAACTGAACTAGGGAGTCTCCTACCCCCTTCAACGCTTGAGTATTGTTTTTACTTAGCCTTTGAGTTACTGGTAGGTTATTGGAGATTGAGTCTATCTGATCAGCCAATCTTCTAAGGATAGGTCCTATGGATGGGGGTAGATTGGTATTACTCATCTATATCCTTAGTGATTTCAATACTTATCAAGTCAGTCATCTTAGATGTGTTAAAGGTTCTAAAATTATTTTTCCCTAGGAAAGTTCCAATAATAGCCGGGGAATGATAATTACAGGCACTTCTATTCTTGTATAAGTTATTTACCATTAAAGGGAACATCCCCTCACTTAACGACTGAACATCAACTACATTAAGTAGAGCATTGTACCTACTAGATACAAACATGCCATTAGCAGTGCCTCTAGACGATACAACAAGACCGTATCTAAACCACCCTTCATAATTTATCTGGATTAGGTCTCCGGGCTTTAATCCTAAGTAGGAGGTCTCTTTAAGCATATACTGGTAGGGTTCCAAATTAGCAGCAAGAGGTGCAGTAAGACTTCTGTTCATTGTAACAATTTAGTATTTATCCAGAATTTATCCTTAAACCAACCGAAGGACATCTATTACATATTTATATATTATGAGTAACCTTGAAGAAGATTTAGTTGAAACAATAGATTTACTGAGCTTCACTTTCTCTAGTGATTTTACAGATAAATGGGGATTTAAATACGGTAAAAGACTTCCAAGTCTACTACAGATGAGGCTATTAAAATGCCTGGATTCAAGAAAGCCTTTGAAACTGAACATACTGTACAAGTTTCTAGTGGTTGATTCTGGATTTAGCCAAGAAGTTGTAGAAAGCTTCCTAACAGATATTGACTACGAGATATATTCACCTATAATATCAGGAACCTTAAAAGAGAGTAAATACTATGACTAATAAAGAAGACCTTACGGATGCAGTATGGAGAGCCAATTACCGAATTAAAAATGATGTAGTTCCTAGCTCCGCTGAGTATGGAGAGTCTGACGGATTCTCCAGCACTGTAGGATTAATCCTTGTTATTATGGCTATCTTAGGATGGATGTCATAATGACTTCTTTTCTTTACTCAGCTTGTCCTTAAGTTCCTTCTGTTCATCTAGACGCTTACATACCGTGTCTTCTGAATTGAATTTTGGACAAGCATCCTTATACTCACACCAGTCACAGAACATATTCTGAGAAGCCCAGAACTCATCCTTCTTCTTCTTTCGAATCATCCAGACTTTATCTAGCTGCTTCTTTTTCCACATATCAATTTGGAATTTAGAGAACTTGACTGATACAAAGTTTCCAGTCACAGGATAATAGTGAGCGCAGAATATTTGGTTGTAAGGAACATCGTAAGTCTCATGGATAGCCCATGCATACCCCTTAAGCTGATTATCGTCCATTAACGTCTTCTTCTTTTTCTCACGCTTGGAAGTCTTATAATCGATAATTAAATATCCACCGTCTGTTCCCTTAACAACCCTGTCGATAATTCCAATAAAGTCGATATCGTTTTTCTTGTCCAGAGGAACTCTTATGGCCTGCTCAGTTGAAACTGTTTCTCCTAACTTGCTGTTCCATATTATGAAATTCTCTAAGCAAGCCTTCATTCTATCGTTTTCCACGAATGGAACTTTGTAAGTAGGTCTCTCTTGTTCGGCTATCTTTAAAAGAGATTTAATATCATTCTCTTTATACCCTACTTCAAATATCTTATGAATGAAGGATCCGAAATTCAAGGCATCCTCATTCTTGGTTCCAAATCCTGGTAATCTTTCTATATATCTCAGTTTGTATTTCCATAGGCACTGATCTATGATGTCACTACGAGAGGCACTAATATTATTTATGAACATTGCAACTGATTCCTACATTAGAAAATACTGTTTAGGTAGGTTCCTATCTAATTATAGGCTTTCTAGTGATGATACCGAACTGGTAGTTCCTTCTTTATTTATTGAAGATGACTACAAGCGTCACATGTCTATCAACCTTGAGACAGGATTATGGAGATGTTTCAAGTCAGGCGAAACCGGAAACTTCGTAAAGCTATACTCCATGCTAGAGAAATGCTCCTACAGGGAAGCATATGAGAAGTTTGTATTTGAAGACTTTATGGCTAGAGGATCCTTTAGTCCTCCTAAAAACTTATCCGAGTTTAATCCGAATACTATTGAATCCAATCTAGACGAAGTTGAAGATTTTGAACTTTGTGAAGATCATCCTTTAGTTGCTAGCAGAATGCTATCAGGGTTCAAGTTCTTTTTAGCTACAAAGGGAAAGTATGAAGGCAGGTTAATTATTCCTTTTATCAACAGGAATAATAAGATGTTTTACTTCCAAGCTAGAGCTACAGGAGATGAGATGCCTAAGTATTTGAACTGCAAGAACCTTAAAAGCTCACAAGTCCTATACCCCTTTGATTACGGCTCGTATGAGCCTCTGTACATCACTGAGGGGGTCTTTGATTGTCTAAGCCTACAGGCAGTAGGGTTAAACTCAACAACGACTCTAAGCTGCTTTACAAGCCGTGAGCAGATGCTTCAGCTTGCTCAGTATCAAGGACCACTCGTATGTGCATTCGACAGTGACGGAGCCGGAATGGAAGGTAGGGAGAAGTTTCTAAAGCTAGCATACTGGGCTAAGAAGGATAATATCAAAACAGTTATTCCACCTAATAACAGAAAGGATTGGAATGAGATCCTAATCAAGGATGGTCCTGATGCTCTCTTAGAAAGCACCAAGAACCTTACAGAGTTAAACTACCTTAGCCTAGCGTTACTAGCGTATGATAAATGATAAATCATTTGACACTATTGTCTGATTTAATGCATTAAACTTAAGCCTAGCGACATAGGTTCCTGTCATAGACCCTAAGTTACCGTTTAATAATTCAGGGTGAGTTTTCAGAGCTTCCGTATCTAAAGTGAATATTACGGTGTTTTCAGAAGTAACATCTACAACACCAGAAGTAGCCGAGTAACCAGACACCTCAATTCTTGAACCAAGATTTCGATCTGTATTCTTCTTAATGATTTCAACCATTGGCTGAGTTACCAAAGACTGCTTAAACAGGTTTAGGATACTTCTGTCGATGTTTGCATTTTCTAAAGTAAATTCATTTATGAACTTTAGGTCAGTCTTGGATCCTAGAACTAATTGATTATTTTCAAGTCTAGTAGAGCACTTGAATAATAAAGGCTCTGTAACGCTAATAAATCTATCGTCTGTTAGAGTGAACTCATTTATTATTGTATCTAGATCTGATCCCGCTACTCTCCTTACCGTCCAGACATCTATGTAATCCCCTGTCTGCTCCACCAGATTATCAATTACGGTATCGCCTGAAAGGTTGAATACTCCAGAAGGAAGTATAGAAGGCTGATTAAGAATCACAGCATACTTACCAGCATCTAGCTTATAAATTCCTGAAGCCGTAGGTCCTGGGTTGTAGTTGCTAGCATCAAAAGCAGAGTCAGATGTCTCAGATGCCGAGTTAGAATAGTTCATAAGAACTAAGCTGGATGCCGTGATCTCACCATCTGATCCAATTACATAATCAGGATATTGGTTACTCGAATCTTTAAATACCGATACAGCACTTATTTGGTAAGGATCCGCATACTGACCATCATTAAGAAAGTATACTATAAGAGCCGTAGGTCCAAGGACGGTAGGTCTCTCATGCCTAGTGGTTACCGGATTGTTATTAATTTCCATTTGAATTATCTAATTTTTTCATCTCTTCAGTATAAAACTGCAAGAAAGCTAACCGCTCTTTTTTATTCATGGCTTTAACATCGGAATAGGTAAAGCCCACCTTATTTATTAATATGTAGGCTTGATAAAGGAGATCTTCCGATGATAAAGCGTCAGTTAGCTCACTGAAAAAAAATTGGCATCCAAAGGTATGGATAAGGTTTCAGTAAATGAGCATTCAGGACACTCAAATATAAACCTAGGATCCACTCCATAATCACTGTTTACTACTTCTGTTATTAGCTTCTTCATATCCATAATATGAAGTCTCTTAAGTGCTTTAGAGATGAAGATGGGATCTTGAGTACCGTTTAGAGATACTACGAATTTGTAGATATTTCGATAAATGGATTCAGTGTCTTTTAAAAATATCTCCTCTCGACTTCTTGGGAATCTTACCTCAGCATCAACCCCTAGTTTAGGTAATTTGATAGTCCTAGGTTCTTCCAGATCATCTGGAATATCAGTCTTGTTTAAGTGCTTAGAAAGTATAAGGTCAGTTGTTACATCTGTGGTGCATTTAGGACAAGTCACCTTAAACTCATAAGAGTCTCCGTAAGAAAGCTCCCTAACCTTCATCAACAAGAACACTTTGTCCATAGAAAGTAATTCATCTACAGGAACACCCTTAGTAGACTTTTCTAAAAGTCTGGCTACGATGTCTATATTTGAATCTTTGCTTGCAAGGATATTCTGCTCATCTAGGTAAGTTAATGCTTCAATTTCGACACCTTTGAAGTCTTTGTAAAACTTACCCTTCGAAGGTAAATCGATTACCGTAATACTATCAGAGTCGTAATTTGAGAACAGTGATTCTAACGCTGCTTCTCTAGGGTCTGAACTCTGTCCTAAAATTCTTTTATTTTCACTCATAAATTTAACTACTTCTATGCTACTATTATAATAGTCTATGAGATTCGTAGTGGACAACTTAACGACCACTTTAGAGACTGATAATCCAAAGATTATAGAAGCTCTCAAGAAAAGGTATGCATTTCCTGTGCCAGGGTATCAATACTCTCCAGCCTACAGAGCACGAAGATGGGACGGTAAAAAGAAGTATTTCGACGCACGAGGAAGGTTTAAGACAGGGTTACTAAACAGAGTAATAAAAGACTTAAAATCAATAGGAGTTGAAGATTCAGATATTGAATGGGCCAGTAAACCTAAGCCTGTTGAACTCTTTATCCCAAAGGTTGAAAACTTTGAATACCGTGAATACCAAGAGAAAGCAATATACGAAGGTCTTAAAAAGAAGAGGGCAATCATTGATAGTCCTACAGGGTCAGGCAAGACTCTAATTATGGCAGGATGTATTGCGGCATTACAACATGAGAATGAAGATCTCAACGCCATCGTGTTGTTTAGAGAGAAAGGTATCTTAAAACAAACCTACGAATTCTTTCAAAAGTGTGGAATAAAGAATTTAGGATGTAACTCAGGAGAAGGATTTCTTCAAGGTAAGATTATGTTGTCTACCGTACAGAGCATTGAAAAGGTTATAGATAGTCACCTAGAAACATCCAACCTGTTGATGATCGATGAAGCCCATCAATTCTGTAAGGGAGAAACTACCATAGCAGCCATTGAGAGCTTCCCTAACGCTACCTATAGGCTTGCTTTCACTGCAACGCCTCCTGGTGAGGGTTCAAAAGATATCAACGCTAGGATGGTTCTAGAAGGTGCGTTTGGAGATATTCATACTACAAGAACAGCAGAAGATCTTATTAAAGATGGTAGCCTAGCAAAGCCGATAATACAAATTGTAGATAACACTCCTGTGTCATCTGTGGATGACGGCATGACCTACCAAGAAATATACGAAACGTACATAGTAAACTCTGACGTGCGTAACAATAAAATTAATACTATTGTTTCTAAGATCTACAAATCAAACCCAAATGCAAAGATACTTATACTTGTAAAAAACTTGCAACATATAGCTAATCTTAAAGATAGCATACCCAACTGCTACACTATCGAAGGCAAGGATGACATCGAGAGTAGATACAGTGTAATAAATAAGTTTGTAGAAGATTCTAATCCTGCAACCATTATTGGAACTAATGTTATGCAAACAGGTATCAGCATTGACGAGATTAGCCACATGGTCAATGCTAGAGGGTTGTCAGGAGAGGTTCCTACATTGCAGGGTCTAGGGCGAGGAATAAGAAAAGCAAAAGGAAAGGATAAGATGTACTTCTATGACTTTATGGATAGAATCCCTTATCTAGAGCAACATTCTAAGCAAAGAATAAAACACTACAATAAATTAAAATTCGAAGTAAATCATGTCAAATTCTAATATAATATCCAGAGAAGCTCAGGTAGACGCTATTAACACTCTGACGAAAGAACAAGAGGATACACTAAACTCTTGTATGGAAATACTAAAAGAAATAAAAACTAGTAAGAATATTAATGAAACTACATTGAGAAATCTTACAAGTGTTATGAGAGAATTAGATTCCCTCAGAGAGCTTTTCTATATCCGACTATTCAACTCACTTAAACGTGGTGATATGCTTTTAGGCTAAGGGTCCTATTTTCTCTACTAGGACCTCATCTATACTGACGAGTCCGTTCGAAGAGGATGCAAGTTTAGAGCTTAGTGTTATTGAGTGTGCTGAACTATCGTCTAAGGTTGTGCCAACGTAAGCAAATCCACTCTTTCCAACTGAGCCGATACCTCCTACGCCTGCGGCTGCGGCGGTTGGTGTACTGGATTTAAAGTTTTGAGTTATTCTTTGTCTATCAGTCGTGACTCCAATAATTTCAACAATCATTGTAAAGGCTTGATCAGTGGCTGCGTCATCAAAGGTACTATTAGATTCAAGTAAAAGTACTTCTCCATCACCACCGGGTTCTCTATCAACATAAAAATAAACAGCACCCCCGTTGCCATTAACAGTCCCATTATAGGTAATTCTTACCGTTGTTGCAGAAGCTAAAGTATCAGCAGGTAGCGACACTGTATTTAATGCAGTTTTGCTAGTTGAGGCGGTGCTAGCTATAGGGTTTCCTGTTATATGTTGCAGTGTTGGACTAGCGGCATAGGTAGCTCCAGGACTTATATTATAATTCTCATTAGATAGAATCTGTGCAAAAGTCTTGAGCGACGGTGCAAGAGGGGTTGTACCTTCAAAGTAAACTATAGATCCTGAAGCACCTGAAAGGCTTGATACCGCCGAAGCACTATTAGTAATTACAAGAGAGTTCTTATCTACATCTAAAGACTTTAGAGTTCCCTCAATAGCCAGATTGCCAGTTATTGTACCACCAGATATCATCAAAGCACCTGCGTTTGTTACATTGGTTGTGTTTGTAGGAGTTGCACCAGCGGTTATTCCATTTAATTTACTATGATCATCATCTGTAAATACATTAGAGTCCGTAGCGGACTCCACCAAAGTTCTTATCTCTGATGCTGATTGATCTCTCGTGGCATCATCCTCAATATTACCTAACTTAGTTTTTTCAGAAGCTAAAATAAGCCCCGCGTTAGTTCCGTCAGCGGCTGGAATAGTAGCGTTAGTACCGCCAGAGTTAGTTACCTCCCCGGAGGTGGTTGCGGCATTGTATCCTAAATTAACAGAACCACCACCACCACCACCGCCGGTTACAATGGTTGAAGGGCACCAATTGGACCCATCGAAAACTAATGATTGATTAGGAGTAGGAGGTGTATCACAAACACCTCCTACATTACTTAGATCAAGAGTAAATTCCTCTAGCCCGGATGCATTTCCCGTAGAGGGGTCATATCCTAAAGCTAAAGGAATCTTATTATTAGTCATTCGTTAAACCTTACTAACTCTTGTATTGCTCAGGATCCAACTCATCATCTTCGTCGTCATCCTCTTCTTCTTCATCTTCGAATTCTTCTTCTTCCTCATCATCTTCGAATTCTTCTTCACCCTCATCATCACCCTTTAAATCTCCTAGAAGGTCTTCAAGCTTAGATAGGATTCCAGTCAGATCATCTTCAGGCATTTCCTTTACATCTTCTCCTTCATCTTCGCCTTCCATCTCTTCCTCACCATCTTCCATCTCTTCCTCACCATCTTCCATCTCTTCTTCACCGTCTAATTCAGGCATCTCCTCTTCGCCATCTTCTTCAGGCATTTCTTCTTCAGGGAACGCTGCTGCCTCTTCATCTTCGACTTCGCCCTTAACCTCATCAGCAACCTCATCAGCATCCGGTCCTTCAGGCTTCATATCCATAGGAGTTTCTGATTCACTATCCATAGGGTCGGGGGATCCTAAAGGATCTTCTGGCTTTTCTTGTCCCATTTCCATAGGCTTATCATCGGCCATGTCCTCTCCGTGATCCTCTACTTGGTCTGCTACCTTATCAACAGCAGGACCCAGCATCTTCAGAACTTGACCAATCTTCCCTAAGTCATCAGCGACTCTAGAGAAATCCATGTAATCCATCAAACTAGTCTCATTCAATACTCCGGCATACTCAGCTTCCGCAAATATCTCATTTAAGAAATCAGATAAGTCGATAGCCTCCGAACCGTTCTTTAGCTTAAGGGATCTAGCAAGCTCTAGAAGAGACTTCTTTACAATCGACTTGGAAGGAGCAAATCCTGCGATATGAGTAAGTATCTCAGCCTCAGTCATTACTAAGGTTTTAAATGTAGGAACTTCGCTTAACTTGCGTACGTCAATACCATACTTTTCATTAAGAATGTTAATAACGTGCTTCTTAACAGGACCCTTCATTTCAAAAATCTTACTAGCAAACGAGTTTATCTCTCGATCTTTAGCCTTGATCTCATTCACTGAAAGTGAGTTACGGATCAGATTTGAAATTTGCTTCTTAGTAGATAGCGCAAGATAGGGAGCTTCTGAAACTACCTGAGCCACTTGATGCCTTACGGTGCCTTCATCAGACTCGAAGATCATCGAAGCCAACTCTTGAACGCTGTCGTTCGTAACCCAAATGTTTTCAAAGCCTTCCTTAGCTTCTAGAAGTTCTTTTTGAATTAACTCCTTTCTGCATAGGTGCTCATAAATGCTAGTCTTGCCAATCGTTTTAACTTCAAACTTCTTGCTTTCTTGAATTTGATTGACCGTCATGCGAGGAAGGTCAAAAGATGTTGAGACTAGTGCTGCTAGTTTCATGCCATTCTTAATACCCGAAGACTGGATGACATTCTTATTTTCCTTTAAGAACTCAACAATCTTATCCTTAATCTCGTTAACACGTTGGAACTCCGGTGAAGATATGATCTTGGTTTGCTCTCCAAACCTTTCAACCTTCTCTTGAAGTCTTGTTTTGATCCTGTCATAAGACATCTTAGTTTCAAACATAGATAATATCTTATCAAAAGAATTATCAGCAGATTGATAATCATCCTCAAGAAGATTAGATAGTAATTTCATTACTTTCTTATCTGTAGCGGATTCAAAAGATTTTACATCTTCAAGAACGGAAGCATCCTCTACGATAATCTTAGATAAGTTTAAGGTAGGGGTGAATGCGTATTTTCCACTAATAACAGATCCACTCTCAGTAAGGTAGGTTGCGACACCATCCTCCACGTTAAATAGTTCTACATTTTCTCTCAGAGTTCTAGCGAGGTAATCCCCAAGTTTAATTAGGTTACTGAACTCTTTTCCGCGATTTTCAATAAGGTTAGTTAGCATGACTTACAAAATTCATCAAAATTATTTAGACCGGCTCTCAGCCTCTTGGGATTTAAAATGTTCTTGTTGTCCCATTTCTTCCAAGAGTTCTATCAACTCACTGTCACAATTAGCCTCAATTGCTAAAGACTTCATAGCTTCAATATCTACAGATTCCATAGCTGGGGGAGGGCTGTTCTCTGCTGATTCCATAGGTTCACCAGGAGGCTCTCCCATTGGCATTTCACCACCCATCGGTGCTCCCATTCCTGCATCCATTCCCCCTAAAGCAGCGGTGAATGCGGGATCTTTCTGATCAGATTCGAGACCATCCTTAACTTCATCGATTTCAGAATCTGACATTTGATAATAGTCTTTGTAGATTTTCTCTAACGGGAAGATGTTAAGTCCCTTAACAGCTTGCACAACTCTAGCCTTCTGCTCATCAGTATCTAACTGACGTTTAAGAGCCATATCTGAAGGGGCAGGTAATTTAACTTTTAGTTTAGATATTAAAATTTTAGGGAATCCTCTAAGCATCAAGTGACGCTTTGCTAAGGTTTCCAATCCAATTTCTAAAGACTTTTGAATTCTAGTAATAACCCTAGCAAACTTAACGTCAAGCTGGGATAGGTTTGCTTTTCTCTCAGGAGATTGATCCTTCTCTACAATGTAATCCTTAGGAATCTTAAGAGCAGCTAAAAGCTTATCCCTAAAGTATTTAACATCATCAACTTCACCTAAGTTGTCAGCCCCTTGAAGAGTATCAATCTTGGTTCCCGAACCCTTACCATTCACGGCAATGTAAAAATCTTCATCAGCAGCTAGTGCGTTAAAATTCTCTTCAATGTTGCCAGTCTGAGAGTTATAACTTTTACGTTTCTTGAACTTGTCCATCTGCTTCTTAATATGCATTTCAGCCTTTGAAGCAGGTAGTGAACCCGTGTCTATGTAGAATATACGTCTCTCTGGTGCTCTAACTAGACGATAGATAAGCATTGCATCCTCCATCATCTTTAGACTCTTATAGGTGACTCTAGCCGCAGCAGCAACCGACTTGCCATAAGGGTAATGGGTAGGATCTGAAGTGTGAAGTCTAAAGTGAATAATCTGACCTGGGTCGAGACTAATCATCTTTGAATCGTCAAGGGCTGGTCCGATACTTCCGTATGATGTCCAATCATTCTTCTTTGGGATTTCTTGAAGAAATTGTCTTAGATATCCAAACTCATCTTCAACTCTAAATATAAAATTGGGATTCAGTATCTTAATTCTTTGAATCCCTCTTTTTGCGTTATCAAGATCGATAATAGTTTCAAGGAATATATCCCCATACTTTACAGTATTCCTTCCTATATCCCACAGGTATCGAGCCATGTTAGTTTGCTCAAACATGTTCTCAACTTCTCTCTTAACAAGCTCATCATCTGTAACGACATTCCAAGGAGTTCCATCTATATTCTCTTGGGTACAATCATCAGAGTAAATATCGAATGCGGAAGATATCTCTGGGTAACCATCCATATCCTCATACTCTTTGTATCTCTTCTTACGATCATGTTCGATCTGAGGGAGAACAGGATAAAAAGTTTTCTCGTGCCCAAACTCAGAAGCGATAGTGATTACTTGATTAGACTGGACCGTATCCCCTTGAAGAGGTTTAGGTGATGCCACGTTCCTTTTAGTTAAAGGATCTACATACTGATCATCCTTTACATCCTCTATTTCTCGGGCAAAAAACTTCTTGAAGAATCTACCAATTAATCCGTAAGGCTTATTATACGGAGCCTGTGGATCCGCAAACTGAGTAAACCCTTCCGCACCCTCTCTTATTTTCCTATCAGCCATTTAATATTCTCTTCGGTCAACTCTCCGGTTGAGGTCGTTACTTTATATGTATAAGCGTTCTGCACCGCAGGAGGGATATAAGTTTCATCTTCTGACTTTTCTATGTATGCATTCCCTCTTAACTCATTAAAAGTAGAGATAGCGGTGGCAAAAGACATAATTAAATCATCATGACAGTTAGTATCAGGCTTAATCTTGCCAGAATCAGGGTCAATAACAAAAGTAAGAAGCTCATCGACCAATCTCTCTGAGTTTATTAAAACCCTGCTAGATCTAATATTATGCTCCATATCTGCTAAAAGCTTCTCTTTATTCTTCTGGGTAATCATTATCCCGATCTCACGCTTATCATCCATTACCAGATTCTCATACTCTAGCTCCTGCTGTAAGAAGTAGATTAAATTGTTGCCAATTCCGTTCCTCTCAGGACATACAAATGCAGTATTGTACAATCTTGCTTCGTCAGCTATGATTTTTGCAAATTCGTTAATCGGCGTTCGATTACTGTAAAACTCTGCAACTTGCTTACCATTATAGATGTCAATGATGTGGAATGCTGAGTAATCTCGATCTCTACCTATGGAAGGGTCAGCAGCTAAGACATATTCATGGTTGGGTTTAGGGTCCTCCCACACACGCATTTTGTTGTTATATTTTATCCAGTAATCTTTATTGCAGTTTTCTTTTAAGTTTCTTAGGATCTCACCTTCAATGTAAGTATCACCTGTACCTAGGAAACTACCCTCATACTCCTGTTCCCATTCCTTAAAGCTATGCTTTTTTCTAGTAATATCTTCCCACTTATCAACTAGGATAGGAGGGTCATAAGATTCTAACTCAGCGTAAAGGCTTTCATAACCTTCGTGTCTTTTGTATTCAGGATTCTCTTGCCATTTAATGTCAATATGATGAAATCCATTTGAATCCTCTAACGCTTGAGTATACATTTTGTGGAACCAATTACCTGTTCCGTTTACCGTAGAAAGGCACACCACTCTACCGCCTGTAGAAGTCGTAGGACCAACAGCAGCCCAAATAGTATCAATATACTCAATAAAAGCAGCTTCATCTAGTATTAAAAGAGAAGCAGATATAGAACGACCTGATTGCTTACCTGATGCTTTAGACTGGATCGATGACCCATTTTCAAACTCTAAAGTATGATCATTATTCTTTTTAGTTTTAGGCTTCATCCAAAAAGGAAGCTCGTCAAACATTATCTTTACTCTGGATATAAGCTCTTTAGCCTCCGCATCACCCTTAGACAATACCGCTACTTTCTTGTTTGTGTTAAATATACAAAAATGTAATGCATAAGCAGCCATTAGGGTCGTACATCCAGCCTGCCTAAACTTACGGAGAATAGTAAGTCGATGATCTTGAAACTCATTTAAAATCCTAGATTGAAACGGATACAGATCAAAATTAACCAAACCTCTAATAGGGTGGACAACTTTGATGTAGTTCTTGGTGAAATACTCACAGTCTTGAGAGCATTTTTTAAATTCCTCTTGGATCTTCAGAACGTCTTGGCTATTATATTCCATATTAAAAATGATTTACTTAAGTATATGTACCAGAGATAAAGAGAATATAAGCAATACTCTTCAATCACTTATTGATTATAGTAAAAATGCATTTGGTGAAAATCCAACTATAGACATCCATACGCTTATTGAAGATAATGCTTCTTCAATCTACGCAGGCCATTTAAGTAATTTAAATAGGATTGAACAACCTGAGGAAGATGATGTTGTTGTGTTCATACATGACGATGTAGAAATACTCTCTACCCCAGCTAAATTTAGAGAGTATATTGAAGTTGCCAGAAAACCAGGAGTAGGGTTTGTAGGAGTGGCTGGAGCTACAAGTTTTACTAAGAATGGTGTATGGTGGACTTCAAGGCAATCAGGAGAAACAAGAGGCTTTGTATGGCAAGGCAAAGAAGATGTAACTATGAAACCTAATTATTTCGGTCAACCGGGTCAAGTTACTGTTCTTGATGGTTGTCTACTTGCAGCTACAATCAAAACAATACAAGATGTTGGATTAGGTCAACCACATTACTTAACCAGCAAATGGGATTTTTACGACATTCATTTAACTTTTTTAGCACATTCCAAAGGTTATTCTAACTACGTTGTGCCTATAATGATCCGGCATGAGTCTGACGGTCAAATGAGAGAAGGTTGGTATAAGGCTAAGGATGAGTTTATGAGAGAGTGGAACAGTAGCATCCCCTGTTCTCTTCCAGTAGATAAAACAAACGGGTTACCGAAATGAATTATTTAGTAGATGTGTTAGTTTGGATAATGGCTGTATTTGGAACAACAACGATTGTTGTAAACAGTACGATCATGGCTCCTGTCAGAAACCTTATATCCAAGGTAGTGCCACCTCTAGGTAATCTTGTAAACTGTTTCCTATGTACAGGATTCTGGGCAGGAGTATTCTGGTCTACATTTCACTGGGATCCTTTTCAACAATTCGACACAAATCCAATCCTTAGTGCAATTTTTGCAGGATGTATAGGAAGTGGTGCCGGTTGGATTATGTATTTAAACATTTTTCCATTAATGCAAGGAAAGTGAGGGTAGTCAACATCCACCAGTGCAGTTCGTAACAGGCCGTAGTCCAAATTTTACTTTTAGTAACACACTTATATTTATGCACGCAAAGACATTTTTTATCGATATTGATGGAACAATTCTTATACAACCCGAAGACTTTCTAGATGTCATGAAAACTGATGATATTCCTTCGTTACCCGAAGCAGCAAAAAAGATTTGTAAATGGCATTGTCAGGGCAATAAGATTATTCTAACTACAGCCAGACCAGAATCCATGAGAGAGCGTACAATCAAACAATTAGATAACGCGGGTATCATGTATGACCAGCTTGTAATGAGCCTTACAAGCGGTTGTAGGGTGCTTATAAACGATTATGAGCAGGATACCACACCCAAGGCAGAAGCTAGGAATGTGAGACGTAACATCGATGGTCTGATTAATGTAAACTATATTGACTAGGTCAATTATACATGTTTACTCGTACAATTTTAAATGTTGGTCTAGTATCACTACTTCCACCCCCTCCAGTTGTGAATGATATTTCAAAAGGTCCAGCATCGAAAGGTGTTGATCCTCTATCATGCCCTGCTAGATCTGGGGATGGAGGCGTATAATAACTTACGAACCCACTTGCAACATTATTAGTGGAGGATACTAGTCTAAGATCAGTCCAAGGTATTGTATCAGCAGCATTAGGTAGTGCCCCAGAAAAAGCCACTTGACCCGCAGTAGGTGTGATACCAAATACTATGTCCCCATTGGTCCCATCATCACCCCAATCGACCGGAAGGTTTAAGAAGTTTCCAGCACTAGCCCAATTGTCGGTTCCTGCTTCGGGTCCTATCCATCGTACGGGCCTCTCATTTGTAATTGTATCTATTGCTATCCCACTTACGAAATGATTATTGGGTCTACCATCTGCAAATCTAGAGAAAGGAGAAGCCAGCCTAATTATGGTTCCGCTTGTGTGAACCTCATTTCCTAGGTTATTAGATCTATCCGGCTCTAATGCTATGATTCCACCTACGACGCATACAAACGTAGAGTTTATTAGTTTCCATTTTACGTAGGAGGTACCGGCATTTCTAATATGCCTAGAAGAATCTACAACTACAGCGCAGTTATTGTAGGTTATAGTGTAAGGTCCCGAGGCATTGACGGAATCCCTTCCGACATCTATAAATCGCGCGACATTCGTGACTATTTTACAATTTTCAAAATTAACTAAAGTTGAAGATGTTTCAGGCGGCCCATCGGCGTAGTCCTCATCTCCTAAACTTATCTTATTACTTGGACAGTGAATGTCTAAGTTTTTAAAATTGTACGTTTTAACCTTGTTCAGAGGTTTAAGTCTTAGGTCGGAGTCTAAAGTTAGGTATGTTGAACTTGCACCCATATGAAATTCAACATCCGGGTCCTTTGTTGAAGATAAAGTTATAGTTAACTCCCTATCCGGCAACCACCCCCCAGCTTGATCTCCCCCGAAGCTGTGAGGAATATAATGCCCATCACCACTAGATTGAAAGATAACTTGGACCTCATCTCCATCGCTATAGGATCCATCTCCTGAAGCTGCATACCACTCGGCAAACGTAGCATAATCAGCATTCGTTCCCGATCCAATATAATCAGTGTAGACGGTCATTTCCCTGAGTCCTCATCATCTGGAAATAGTCTTTCCTCCAGTAGTGCTTCATCATACCCTGGGGACCACCTAATTAAATTAGGAAGCTCATCACTGCTAACATAACATCTACCACTTACACTTAGATTATCCTGAGAAGATAAAGGAAGTGCCGACACTGCAATACCAAAATAGGTATTAATTGAATCAAGAGCAGAAAAAGAAGTCATCTCTTGTCTGATAAGGGTTTTAACTTCTAATTTAGTTAAGTCCACATCCAAGCAATAAAAAACAGGACAAATAATGGCACTATCCCAAGAATCCTTAACTACCTTAATTCCTGGGGGAGTACCACTTTCTAATACATCTGCAATCTTTTTATTATTCTTGGAAAACAATATTTGAGCCATAACATGATTATATAGGCGCGATTTTTTTTATAAAAATAGTAAATATAAAAGCACCTAACCTATTATAGGCTAACACAATGGAATGCCCTTCAGAAGTTAAATTGCAGATAATTGACTACATTAGAGAGCAAGCATATCATGCAGCTAAAACAGAGTTTCTAAAAACAAATTTAGCTAGTTCCGAGATAACTGCTATATCTTTGTTCAATGCTGCTCAGATGCTTATTCCACCATTATTCAATAAGACTAAAGAGGCATGGAATTTGGAGGATGGGAATGAATTGTTTCCATTCCCTCTTATACTAGATGATGTACTATTAGATGATAATTACTAGTAGCCCATATAATCCATCAATCCCAAGATGTATATACAAGTAGAGCATGATTATTATGAAGACACTTATAAGCGTTTTATTTCTTACAGCAACTCTGCTGGCCCATGGAGGTCAGTATAGAGGGCCTGGAGATGTAGTTCCCCCTGGTCCTGGAGGTGGTAGCACTGGAAGACCTTCTGGTCCCACTACAGGTGGTCCTGCTGGACCCTCAACTGGCCGCCCCTCTGGACCCGCCACTGGCTCTCCTCAAGGTCCTGCAACCGGAGGTCCTACTGGTCCTACCGGCCCTGGAAGAGGTCCTCAGACGGGAGGAAGAGGTATGCGCCTTGGAGATGATCTTACTCAGTGGGCATTCTGGTGGGAGTTCAATAAGGATCCTTTCATTAAGTTGAAGGATGCACTTTATAATGGTGGTCCTCAAACAGGATCCGATGAGTTCTACTTAGGCAGCACTCGAAAGGGTGCAAAGGATTCAATTCTTCCTACAAGGGAAGATAAGATTGGTGTCCTGGCTTCTTTAAAGAAGGCTATCGACTCTACTGAGCAAAGAGATATTGTTTCAAGTTGCATGATTGCGATGGCAAAGATTGGCGACATTCACCCAGACTTTAAATTAAGAGATGTGTTCAAACCACGATTGGAATCAAACAACCAGGAGATTCGAGAAACTGCGATCCTTGCTATGGGTATTGCTGCTTCTGATGAGGCCGAAGCCTTGGAACTTCTCATACAAACTGCTCTCGGGAAAAAAGTAAAATAATACACTGCTAGGCTCTTGGTGGCAGCCATAGTAGTGAAATGGTTATCGGACTAATTAGTATCCTATGTAGTCCATAACTCCCATCCACTTTGGAGCCATTGTCCTTGGTTGGTTTTGCCACTCTAATAAACCCCAGGATCCGTATTTTGACTGGCTGCTGGTAAGAGTGTAGTTCATAAACAAACCCCCTCCATTAGCTTCCCATCTGGTGAGATCATTGAAATACAATGTACGCATTGAAGGATCTCTATTGGCGGCTACGAATAAGTTAGTAAGCGTTTGATCGTTTTGAGCCACTCCAACTCCAACCAGATGTTGACCTCCTTCGTAAGCAAAAAGATCTAAACCACGAAAGTTTGCATTGTTTGAATTAGCCAGTGTATGCTGTGAATGATTGTTAGCACTATCAGTATCACAAGCAGCTAATATCTGAGGAATTGAAAAAGTAGCGGTGTTTGGAGAAATGTTAAGATTACCTAAATACCCTCCAAAGTATGGAGCGACTGCAAAAGCATCCGCGTGCTTGTAAGCGTCTTGCCAATCCATGATTTGAATGTTCACCCAAGGATTCACACTCTGTCCTGCTAACACTCTAACTAAGTTTCTATCTCTAGGCTGACTGTAGACATTAGAAAATATTTCAAATACCTCAACCGATCTCTGAGAATAGTATAGCCATCCAGCGTGCCAAGAAGTAGGATTTAAACCTAATGCTAAACCCTCAGCCTGTGCATATTGAGTCTGTTGAAATTGACCGTTCCAAACCTCATTACTATATTCCAAGTACACTGTTAAAGAAGGATCAAGCGCAATCTTACAAAGATATGCTAAGTAAGTAACATACAGATCGTCAGCCATATGAGGCACACAGATCCACATGTTCTTACATGTCTGATTACACAACTCAATCATATACAAAGGATGCACACCTCGATCAGTAGCTTGAGTGTAATTAAAAAAGTTAGTAGCTTGCCACCATGAAACCACAGGGCTGTTATTCGTTCGACCCCAATCCATGAATCTAAGCGTATCAAAAGGCTCTAAACTCTTAACAAAATCAGGATGAAAAATTCTTGTAGAATTATCAAAGCCAGGAGGATACACTCTAATGTTTTCAATAGGCTGTATGATGTCGGTAATCCTAAGACCGAAAGACCCATTGCTCGGAACCTGTAGATTAATCTTTATATGCCCTTGCGATTGTTCCAGAATCGTTAAAGATGCATTACCGTAAACTCTAGGCTCAAGGGTACCAACACCATCGTAACGTATGTTGTAGATGCCGTCAAAGGTGTTAGAAGATCCATTCGAGAATATGATAGACTCTACCCATTGATTATTTTGAAGGCTCTGAGGCCATCCTAGCTCGTCTGTGATGACTGCCGGACCTGTACCCCATTGATAAGGATTAGCTTGATGACTAACCCATTCTCGGGAACTCTTAAAAGCATCTACGAATGGAGTCTGAGTATCCCAGTCTATAACGAGTTCTAAGTTCGTTCCTATCGGACTCTGAGGGAC